CTAAACAGATCCAACCGCATGGGGCATAGGTGGGGCAAAGTCAGACAATTTTTGGTTCAGGATGGCGATCTGTTCCGCATTGTTATCTGACATCCATGCGCCGTAAACCTGATACACCATCTGCGCATTTGTGTGTCCCATTTGCGACGCGATGAAATTCGGGTTTGCTCCCGCAGTGAGTGACCAGCATGCATAGGTGTGCCTGGACTGGTATGCTCTCCTGTAGCGAATACCGGCTCGACGCATTGCTGATTCCCAGCTCTGCGCAACAGACCCTACCGCGTAATGATGGCCGGCGATCCCGTTATTCGCAGTTGCCTGAGGATTGAAGACGAAAGTGCAGGGGTGAGTGGTTGTCCGGCCATACTCCCGCAGTATCACTTCAACCTGATGCTGCTTTCCGAGCCTGGTTATCTCAGCTTGATTTTTCAGCACCTCCAGCGCAGGCTGTATCAGGTGTATTACCCTGTCAGTTCCAGCTTCGGTCTTTGGCAAGGTAAACTCCTTTGTCAGCGTATGGTTTCTTCTGACCATAAGTGTTCCCGCCTTGAGGTCGATATCTTCCCACGCAAGCCCGCACAGCTCTCCGTGCCGCATGCCGGTATAAACTGCCAGTGACCAGAAATTCCTGATCTGCTGGTTGTAGCATGCATCCATCAACCTGACGAACTCGTCCCGCGTCAAAGGGTCGGGAACAATTTTTGCCTTCTTCAAAAAATCGATGCCATCAAACGGGTTCTTTCTGATGTACCCGCTATCTACGGCAAACTGAAACATGAACGACGTAATCATCATGTAATTGTTTACCGTTCTCGCAGAACGTCCTTTAACCGGATGCGACTGGCCTTTTTTTAAAGTGTGAAATCCGGTAAGCAACTCCTTCCTTATGTACAGCAGATCCTCTTGCGTCACAGCAGAGGCCATCCTGTTCTCACCAATCCTCGGCAACATGTTGCGCACGATTGACTTATATCGCGACAGAGCGTTGGTGGTGATCTCCATGCTTTTCAGGTCCAGCCATTTATTCGCGAGTTCGATGACTGTGATTTCCTTCCTGTCCTCGCCAAACCTAAGCAGGTTGGCTGACTCAGGGAACTGAGCAGCATAGTTGAAGCTTCCTGTTTTGATGGCGTAGCAAACTGACGCCCTTAATTCCCCGGCCACCTTGCGATTCTTCAGCGTGTCGACAACGCCAAGGTTCTCCCTCACCCTGACTCCTTTATACATGAACCATATACGGAGGTTTCCTCCATGGTTCTCGACGCCTGTTGGGTATGCTGTTTTAGCCATTGATCCCTCCTACGTCCAAGAGCGCCATAATCTTAAGCCTTTCCATGACAAACAGCACCAGGCTGTTTCGATGCTTGCCGCTCAATCCATGCGTTTATCGCTTCGCAGTTATAGAAGCATTCGCTATTAGGCTTTGGATCACCATCAGGTGAGATATGAAGATACTCCCGTCCTTGCAACCAAGATTCCTTGCGCGCCCTAACGATGGTTCCGGGGCGTAATCCTGTTACGGCGATAAGCTTTTCTTCCGTTACCCATTTGTTTGGCGTCAGTTGAATAACCTCAGGCATATTTCACTCCACCGGCCGCGCAGGGCCGTCATTGATAATCTGAAATCAGGCATTAAAAAAGCCGCTGGTGGGCGGCCTTTTGTGCAACAAAAAACCCGCCGAGGCGGGTCATGGTGTTAACTCAAAATTGTCATCCCACGGTGGGAATGTGCTCATCCGCCTGTGCGACATGATGTACTCTGATGCCGCAGCCATAGAGCATGGCTTCTCGAACTCCAGCATAAACACATCGTCGTAAGCTTTCCCCAGCCACCACCCGCCGCCATACTCCTTTGCGCGCTGAATGAGCACCCATCGACCGGGCGTTATGCGGTGATGTATCTCTCCCCTGTAAATGATCAGATAGTCCGAGTCTTTGCTCATGACGCACCCCAAAATAACTGTATTTATATACAGTAAATTGAGGTGGGCGGGCTGTCAATTCTTGGTGGGAGCTTCCGGGAGAGGCATCCAGTGGGTAGCAGGGAGCTCGCGCCCAGAAACGACTGATGTGAAATATCGGTAACTGGCTCCTGAGTGCTCCATTTCGCCAACATTCACGCCCCCATTATCTGCGGTTAGAACTATGTCGCCCACCTCCGGCATCCGCTCACTGCACGCTATCCAGCCAGCAGTTACCGGCGCGGGCGGTGCGGCGAGCATTGCAGCGCAGCAGGCGTTCCAGGTTATCTCGGCAACTTCGCGGAATTCCGGGCGGCACAACGTGAGCTGGATTTCGCATCGACGCGACCATTCTTCAAAGGTTTCAACAGGCACAACCGGCGCGGGCGGTGCGGGCGGGTAGTTAGCCAGCATCCAGGCGATCACATAATCGGCTTTGAAGCGCTCAACCGGGAAGCCTTCGTTCAAGTCGCGGAAGTGGTAAACGACTTTATGCAGATCAGGCACGACTACAGGCTCCGCACGCTCCCGGAGCGCCAGCAGCGCAAGACCGGCCAGCGCTTTAATCTCACTCGGCTTTACGTCGTGACATTCGAGAATATTCGAGGCCAGCGCCTCAACTCTTTCTTCACTTATTTCGCTCACGCTTCACCCCCTGTCTCAAGATTGATGCCCACCGCTTTCAGTTTTGCTGTGTCAGTCATGCGGAACCGCCTTTGCGCAGCCAGCGGTTGAGGTATTTGTTGTTATTCACAGAACCGAAGCTGTTGCGTTTCATCAATTCTTCGCGGCTCGGCATTGGAGTGTGTTTGCGGTCAGACTTACCGCCGACGGTTACGGTTAAATAATTTGCCTGGTCTCTGGACATGGTTAACTCCTTAATCGCTAAGAACGTGACCGTAGCGACCGAGGAAGCGGCGCATACGGTTATCTGTTTCTTCAGGGCGGCGCGGGCCGGTGGTGACGAATCCGGGCATAAACGATGCTGCGAGGTTGTCATCCCACAGTTGACGGTCAGCCAGCGCGTCAGCATGGCGTGTCATGCGAGCTTCCTTGCTCTCGGTTTCGTGTTGCTTCCCTATGGTCTCTTGCAGATGTGCTTTGATGCGCGCCAGCACCTCTTCTTTGGTGCCAGAGCGTTTTGGCGGGCGTGCATATCCCGCCTCAGGAAGAGGTGATGACATTTGGTTGGCCTTATTGGGTTAAATCAGAAGGGGATTGAATCGTCGAACTGCTCTGAGCCCGAGGTTGTTTGCGACGACTGCTGATGGCCTGACGAAGCGAAGCCAACCCTTGCATTCTGAAGCTCAAGCGTGATGGTTTGTCCATTGTTTCCCTGGTAAACATCAACCTTAATGCTGTCGCCAGTTAACTCCACGATAGAGCCTTCAACCAACACGCTGCGGTAGTAATCCGCTTGCGGCCCCGGCTTTGCAAACACAGCGGCGCTGTAGTTCGTCCACTCCTTTTTCTTGGACTGCCTGTCGTAATACTGAACGCCTGCGCGGACATTGAATCCGATGCTTTCTCCTGCCTGAAACTCTCTTGCTGGTTTGTTGAGTTTTACTGTTATTGAGTGCGCCATTACGCTTCCATCCCTTCAAGTTCATCTTTGCGAATGTTGTAAATGTCCTGAGCCTTTTGCTGCTCAGGCGTACCTTCCAGCATTTTCCACGCTTTAGCGAAAGCGCCCTTAAGCTCTGCGACGCTATTTTTTGCTGACGCGGCCTCAGTGAATGCTTTTAAAACCTGCTCTGGCGAAGCTGGCTGTTTAGACGGAGCGTTGCTTACCTGCCTGGCTTGCTGCTGTTTATGCTCGTCAGTATCCGCATCCTTTGCGTCATCGATGCCAAACAGCCCGTTCAGGCAGTACTTGCGAGCATATGAGCTTGTCGCACCGGTAACCTGCGCTGCGTCCATTCCTTTTTTGCTTTCCTCCTCGCGGGCCATTGCAGTGGCGGTGTGGCTGCTCTCGCCATCAGTAATGGTTGCCACGGCCTTCACATAATGGCGGTCACCAATCAGCACAATCTCATCGCTGATTGACAGGAACAGTCCATCCAGAAGCGGCTTAACACCTTCCAGAATGTCCTCGCAACTGCGGTATTTGTATTTGCCGAATGAGTTGTACTGGTTTTTCGGCGCGTTAAGGTGGGCCTGTATTTTTGCCAGACGTGCATAAAACTCTTTGCTCATAGAAACCTCAGAACGGCGCAGGGCCGAGTAATTCACGAACGTTCATGCGCTCAAGTTGTGCCGCGAGCAGCGCAAGCTTTTTCTCCCTGCGGTCTCCAGCTCGTCGATATTCGAGCGCCATCTTGATATATGCTTCGCGCCATATCTTGCTGATCGCAATCGTCGACGCGAGACGGGGAGGATTTGTTGTCATGTTCGGATTCCTGCTCTGAGTAATTTTCGAAAATGTCATGGACAAGCCTATAGAACTGCTCATCCGTCATGTCGCGAGGGTTGAGGTGCTTCATTGCGGCCTCCGGTACCAGGGCATGCTCACTGCTTTCTTCATCTGCTGATTGGCCTGCAGCCACATCCCGGCATCACCCAGGAATCGGGCGATAACCGCCTTGCTCTGCGCGGCCATAAGGGCCTGATGGTTTACTGTTTGATTGCCGTACATGTCAGCTCCTTAATTGTTTTGCAGATACCGCGCATGCGGCGGGTGATGAGGTCGAGTAGCGATTCATTTAGTTGAGCGGCACCCAAGACAGCACCGCCCGCGATAGCAAATGTCATCGTGGGTTCCTGTTATTTGTGATTGGCATAGCGAAAACGCCTCGAATGAAGCGCTGTTGATATGCGGGAATGAAAAAGCCGCTCAGAGGCGGCTAGTAACCTGAATACTCGCGAAGTGAAGACAACCTTGCCCGAACGTCCAGTAATAATCTTTCAACCTCAGAATCCAAATCGAAGTCATCAAGGACAGCATCTAAAGTAGAATCCATCTCACGGAGCATCTCTTGCTGCCATTCGATATCTTCAGAATCAGGAATGGGGTATTTCATAACTTCCTCCAGGCGAAAAAAAGCCCTCCGGAGAGGGCGAACAGACAACAAGGGTTATTTCTCCATTTAACCAGAACAGGTCTTCGTCTCCTGTCAGTGGTTACTTGCCAAAATATTCGTCATCAGACTTAATCCAGAGCCTTGATCCGACTTCTGGTGCATTGGGCCACGGCATCGCCTCAAGCACCTCAAGCTCAACATCTCCGTTTTCATTCTCATCAACAACCGCGCATAAGACGCCGTCATATGTAGTCATTTCTTCTCTCCTGTAAGTGGTTACTTGCCTAGAACCTCGGAAATAACTTCTTTTGCTTTAACTATCTCATAAGCTTGCGGCCTATCATCTTTTACAGTTTTTTTGCGAAAATCTTCATAACTCTGAACAAGACACTGCAAAGCTTCAAGTAAACGAGGGGCGGCAGCCATTAGAACTCCGTTATTGTCTTCCGAACCATTAATCAGTAATTCAGCGACAACTCCGCCATCACTGCGAATTGTTCCTGTAACCTTGCTATATGACCAATCACCTTTAGAACCATCAAACTCTTTCATATCTCACCTCAGATAAGTGGCTTGCTGCCAAAAAGAAAGGCCGACTATGCGGCCTTATTCATCGTAACTCAGCCCTTTGCTTTCATATTCGTCGCCATAATCAGCGAGCTTCTCTTCAATCAACTTCCGCAACGCAGCCTTACCGTGACGCATAACACCGAAGTGAATGACTTCTCTGATTAATGCATCAGCATTGTTTTCACCCGCAAGATTTTCCTTAGGGATGTTAATCGTTGCACTTCCAACAATGGTGTCAATCTTCAATGTGCATTTACCTGAAAGCTGAACTTGCTTGGCCATGTCTCACCTCAAATTAATGGAATCGATTTACCGCGCATTTTCTGGTGCGCGTTAATCAAGTGGGTAGGGTGGTTAACCGGCTTGCGGTTGGCCGGGTTACGCTTGCGTTCAGTTACTTCCGGCTTCTTGTCGCGGAGAGCTACGAGCGAAGTGGCTCGGTCTGCTCTGACGCAACCAGAGAGCTTCTGTTCGATTCGGCGAGCAAGAGAAGCGTCTTGCTGTGCCTGTTCAATCTTGGCGGCCCGGCGCGCTTTATAGCGGCTCTTGGCAGTGCCTTTTGCTTCTTTCCAGATGATGGTTGCCATACTGACCTCCGGTTAAGTGGTTTAGGTACATGGCGCGCCAGATGCTTATCTTCTGGTTGCTTCTGCGAGCTGCAATTCGCGCCATCTCCAAAACCACCTGGGTTCTGGTCTCAACGGTTAGGTTGAGAGTTCATCGATGTTAAAGAGCCAGCCACTCAGTTCCTTGTTGCGTCTCAGCGTCCTGCTGATGGAAATGATAGTCACATATTGTGATTTAATGGTCAATCACAAAATGTGTAAAAATTTAAAGAGACACGATATGTGTATGATTTTTTTGTGTAAATAGTTTAGAGGGTTGGATTTCATTCCATAATCCCGCGCATGGTGTAGTGTGATATGCTGGATCGATTGAAAAGTAAGCGGTGGAGGTTATATGGATGACGAAAAGGCGGGTTTAATTCTGAATGCGATAGGACTTGCCGTGGTTGATTTGGTCGCGGCTCAGGTGCCTATAACCAAAGATAACCTTGTTGAAAGGTTGGAGCACAACAGGAGGGTTACGGGGAATGTTATAGGAAAGGGAGCTAACAGGGATGCTGCCGAACTGGTAAGGAAAGGGCAATAAAAAAGCCCGCACGGGCGGGCAGGTAGTGTTGCGATAGTTATTATTATCAGTTTCAGGCTGGATAGTTATCGGCAGAATGGCGGATAGCTTTATGGGTGGGCAATAAAAAACCCGGCGCGATGGCCGGGTTGGGGGGCGCTAACAGATTTTAATGGCGATTAGGCAACTCTGGTTTTTTTACGGATTCAAGTAGGGCTGCTGCATTAACAACATTCTTGTTATCAAGATACTTTGGTAGTTTTTCCATTGCATAGTTATCATGTAACCACTTCCTGAAGATACCCAGCGCTTCGATAGGGTAAATCCATGCTGTTATGTATTTATTTGCCGCTGACTGTCTGTAGTTATCAGGATAAAGATGTGGATGTTGAATCCTTTCCCCATACGTTTCTGAGAGTCGGTTCGCCGCCCAATATCTTGCCCAGTGGCTTCCAACGCTACCATCTAGCGATGTAGTGTCATCCATAGGAAAACCGCCGCCAATTAAATTCATTGCTATATCTGCTATTTCACGAAAAACAGCAAAATGAGAGGTGGGAATCTGATCGTTAAGCTTTATCCTAGCTCGATAGTTCTCAAACGAAACGTCAATTGCTGCATTTGGATTGTAATTAGATTTCTCATAAATCATGCGTTTTAGCGTGTACTCAGCAAGCCGCACGAAATTGCCAATTGCGATAGACCTATCGAAGTTTTCCGCGTCCAGAGCATAGTATCTGAGGATAGCCATGCATACATAATCAGGATAAGCATGAGTTTCAACATTGGAGCTATTGATCACTCGGGTGTAAAGCCTATCAATATTGGGGTAACCCTTTTCTGCGAGATATGAAGCTACCTTTTGACCGCGCGGTTTATGCTTATTTATTTCCCAATTTGACGTGAAAACCCTTAATGGGGTGTCATCAATGCCACAAAGTTTAGCGAGACCATAAAGCGTCAAATATGGAGTCCCATCATTTAGAACGCCCATAGGTATATCATCGGAAATGACTTCTACAACAGGGAATAGCTGCATTTGATGTAGGGATCCATCATCGTCATTATTTATCATAAGTCATTGAATCCTATAGTGTATTGACCCCAATCGGCCTTTCCCCTGGAATAATTTAGCGTGCAGTCTGCGCTGCTTACGCGCTGTGTGTTATTTCGGCATATGCCGCAAAATTTTTAACCAAACGTCTCTTCAGGCCACTGCGCCTTAACTACCTTGCCTATGATGCGGCAGCTATGGTCGCAATCCAGGGTTCTGTATGCCGGGTTTAAAGGCACCAGGTAACTAACCCCTGCATCCTTCTCATACTTCTTGAACGTTGCCTCTGAATCACCATTTGCAGAGGCAACGCAGAAATCCCCAGACTCTACCGGCTCGGCCGGATCAACGAGTATCAGCATACCCTCAGGAAAGCTCGGCCTTACGCCCTGCGGGGCAGTCATAGAATGGCCTTTCACCTCAAGCCAGAAAGCTTTTTCGCTGGCTTTTGTGGTTGTTGGCACCCATGCCTTTGCATCGCTGGCTGTGTAGCTTCCAACCTCCGAAAACGGCCCGGCTTGCACTGAAGAAAATAACGGGTACTCATATTGGCGAAATACAGCGTCGGAATCCTCGCCAAACATTATTTTTGCCGGAGATACGCCGAGTGCAGCCCCAAGAACCAGCGCATCATCTGCACTAACCTTTCTTGTTCCTAACTCATAGTTTCCCAGGCGTGAAGGCGCAGCCCAGCCGCAAAGCTTGGCCAATTGAGCCTGGCTAAGTCCTTTAGCTTCTCTAAGGGACTTAATCCTTTCCCCGATAATTTCATGCATCGTTTTCATCCCTTAAATGTAACACGCAACGTGATTGAACTCTGTACACGAATTGAGGTTGACTGTTAATCACAAATTGTGTGTAATGGGTGTGTGATTAATGCTAGGGAGACCGCAATGAACAAAATTGCCCAGCAGCGAAAAAAAATCGGAGTTTCGCAAGCTGTACTAGCTTCGGCAATTGGTTGGGGGCAATCCCGCATCGCCAACTATGAGCTGAATATCCGTACTCCTGGGCTTAACGATTGCCGAATGATCGTAGAAGGCCTCAGGAAGTTAGGGTGCCAATGTTCTTTGGATGATGTTTTCCCTCCATCCAGTAACAAAGCCGCCTAAGCAGTACCCGCTCTTTAACAGTTCTGGCCGCTCACCTCTAACCGGGTAAGCAAAAACCAAGTGGCAGACCCAACGGTCTGCGCACGTATCTAAACCACAAAGGAAGAATACCGAATGGAACTTACAAGCACACGCAAGAGAGCCAACGCAATTACCAGCAACATTTTCAACCGCATTGCTATTCGCGGTCAGAGAAATATCGCATCGCAGCTGGGCGTTGATGAGTCGCAAATTACCCGTTGGAAATCCAGCATGATCCCGAAGATGTCGATGCTGTTGGCAATTCTGGAATGGGGAGTTGAAGACGAGGAATTATCGAATCTTGCAAAGCAGGTAGCACTGCTTCTCACAAAAGATAAAGCCCCAAGCGCTGGAACGCTTGAGGCTTAGCAAACTGTGTTACGCCAACACAATCAACAGGAGACATTTTAATGCGAAAACGCAGGAAGTACCAGGAAAAAGAAGAGATTCGGCACCCTGAATCACCTGACGGGTTGGTTGTAGCGGCAGCCAATAACAGATCGTTCGCTGAACGGTTCATTGGTGTTTATCGACTGGCTAAGGCAGGAGTGAAGAATGGGCGTCGTTAAATTAGCAGACTACCGGCAGCAAGAAAGCCGCGTAAACCAGCAGGAGGCAGCCGGTATGGGGTTTGTCTCTATACACCGCCAGTTTATGGATAGCCGACTCTACAAGGACTCTCAGGCCGTGCATCTTTGGGTGCATCTCATCCTCAAGGCAAACCATGAGGATACCGTCGTAAACACCGATGTTGGACCGGTTACCGTTGAGCGCGGGCAGATGATTACAGGCCGCCCGACACTGGTAAGCGAAACGTTCATTCCCGACAACAAAATTAAGAGCCTCCTGCGAAGTTTTGAGGCTAAAGGGATGATTACCGTCACGTCGATGCAGAAGAAATTCAGCCTCATCACCATCGTAAAATATGACGATTTTCAGGCTCAAAATTGTCCAACGAATGTCCAAGACTTGTCCAACGCTAACCCCAGTAAAAATGCGGCTCTCAGAGCTGTTTGTCCAAGCGATGTCCAACGTTTGTCCATAAACAATAATATAAATAATAACTCATTACCTAAAGGTAATGAGTATGTCGCAAACGAGCCTGAAGAACAGAATCAAAAGCCCGTCATGCAGAAGCCAAAAATTTCCTGCGAAGAAGTCTGGCAATGCCTGAAAGATGAATTGCCAGAAGCCAGGGGGTGGAGATGCCTCACTGATGAGCGTCGTAACCTCATCCGCACCTTCTGGGGCAAGGCGAACAAGATCGCCCGCAATCTGGATGGCAAGCCTCTCGACATGGAAGGCTTCAGGGGATACCTGAAATACATCAGCGAAAACTGCCGCTGGATGCTGGAAGACCGGCCTGACCAGAAGACCGGCAGGACGTGGCGTCGCATGAAGTTTGACAGCTTCCTGAACTCGAAGCTCTACATCGAAGTGCGTGAGGGTGATCGCGATGACCGATGACATCAAAACCCCGCCATGTAACTACGAGGCTGAACAGGCCGTTCTGGGCTCAGTGATGGTCGCCCCGGATAGCGACAACGTCCAGAAGGTGCTCGGCTTCCTGAATGCTGACATGTTCTACAGCAGGCAGCACGGCAGAATATTCGCAGCGTTGCAGTGGCTGAACGCCAAAGGCAAAGCGCTGGATATGCTGACGCTTTCAGACGCTCTGGAAATGCAGGGAGAGCTTGAACAGGTAGGCGGCTTTGCTTATCTGGCAGACATTTCCCGCAACACGCCAAGCGCCGCTAACGTCATGCACTACGCCAATGTCGTGAAGGATAAATCGACAGAGCGCATGGCAATCGAGCAGGCTACGCAGATGCTTGAGGTGCTCTACTCGCGCTCAGGGATGACGACCGCCCAGAAGCTGGAAGCGGTGCAGGCGCTGGCGATGAAGGTCGATGACAAAGCAAAAACCGGAAATCATCGTGGCCTGATGACGTTCAGGGACGCGTTCAACAAATGGACTTATCAGGTCGGTGAGCGACTGGAAGGAAACCCGTCATCGGTAGGCCTGACGTCCGGGATTGAAGCGCTGGACGAAATGCTGGAGCCGAAACGAATTGTGCGCGGATCCCTTTTCGTTGTCGGTGCGCGACCGAAGATGGGCAAAACCACGGTATACCAGAAAATGGCTATCCACTGCGCACTGGTAGAAAACCTGCCGACCCTCGCGTTCAGCCTCGAAATGCCGACCGAGCAGTTGGTAGAGCGCATTATCTCTCAGCACTCCCGCGTGAAGTCTGATGTTTTTTACCAGAATGGTTACAACGAAAACCAGTTCGCCCAGGCACTCGCCATGGGTACGCAGATTGCCGACAGCAACAACCTGTACATCGATGACACGCCGGGCCTTTCTCTGGCTCACATCGTATCCGAGTCGCGCCGCATTAAGCGCGAGCGCGGCGAGGTGGGGATGGTTCTTGTCGATTACCTGACGCTCATGGCCGCCGAGAAGGCTGATACCGAGGCGCAGGCTTACGGCATCATCACCAAAGGACTCAAGGTGCTGGCTAAAGAGCTTAACTGCGTTGTCGTGCTTCTGGCGCAGCTTAACCGTGGTTCCGAGGCTCGCGCCAATAAGCGCCCTCTGCCGAGCGATTCACGCTCTACCGGCCAGATTGAGCAAGACTGTGACTACTGGCTCGGTATCTATCGTGAGAATGAGGATGATGAAACTGTTAACCCTGCCGAGACAGAGCTTTTGTTAAGGTTGAACCGGCACGGGAATACGGGAACCGTATACGTTGAACAACGTAATGGCATTCTTTACGACATCGACCAGCAAGAGGCGCGTTTCCGCAAAGAAGAGAGAGAGCGCAAACCGAACAAAAAAGGGGGGTTTTAATGGATATTGATGCTTATATGCGACATCAGAAAGCGATGGATGAGAAGGTCTACATCGAAGATGGTTTTGTAATTTTTAAGCTGGAAGAAACGGAATATGAGATACCGCTTTCCCGCCTATCCAGTCAGCAAAGACTGCTCGGATGGATATTTCATCTGACTGAAAAATCATGGGTTGATATCGAAATCCTCCGGCACTTCATGAAGATCGTGTCTGAGCACTTTGATTACCCGCTGTATGAATGATTAGTGATTACCAGACAAAAAAACGGGGCCGAATATTCGGCCTTTTTTATTTTCTGAAACATCATCACAAGGATTAACCATGAGCACTATTAGCAATGAGCTGGTAAAAGACCTTCGAATGGCATTCGCAGTCTGGCAGCAAGATTACGACCCGGTAGAAGACAAAGAGCAGTACGACATGTTTGGCCTTGGCATTGTGGCGATGGATGAGCTTCTGGCGCTGCGCAAAGAGCGGGAGCGGGCGGAGCCTGAGTTTTACGGGCCGTATACGCCAGTTATGGTGGGTGCAGGCGTGTGGGTATCTATTGCCGACGAGCTGCCGCCGCATCTGGATGGGCACAAAGTGTGGGTGACTACCAGCCCCACTGCACCGCCCGCGCCGGTTGTGCCTGAACGCGACCAGGTGCGTGCTGACCACGCTGAATGGTCAAAGGCGACATTTGGCAGCGTTGGTCCAATAGGGCCACTGAAACACCTGTCCAAAGAAGCGCTGGAAGCCGCAGCCGCACCAGGCGACCTGTCAGAATGGGCTGACATGCAATTCCTTCTGTGGGATGCGCAGCGCCGTGCTGGCATCACTGACGAGAAAATCACGCAGGCCATGATTGACAAGCTGGAAGTGAACAAGGCGCGCCAGTGGCCGGAACCGAAGGACGGAGAACCGCGCCCGCACATCCAGGCCGAAACCGACACCACATCTCAGCAGTTCGAATCACTGGCACGTAAGGCGGTTGTCCCGGAGGGGTGGAAACTGGTGCCGATTGAGCCGACTGTTGAAATGCAGATTGCCTTCGCTGAGGCATGGTTCAGCAAAGTGAGGTGCGTCGATGACTGTGAACTTGAGGATGCCTATATCGCCATGCTTGCTGCGGCACCTGAGCCATGCAAATAACCCTCGACGACATAGACACCATCGCCAGATACATCGGCACTCCTCGCTTCATCGACATCGAAACACTCACCAAACGATATCTCTTTACCAGTCAGCTGATAATGCTTCAGGCAATCAGTAAGGCGAGGTATTGAGCGGAGACTCATCATGATAACCAAGTTGCAAATAATGAAATGGTTCGAAATGAACCGGAAAGGCACCGTTAAACAACTCGTCGAGGAACTTGGCGGCAAGGGCGAGCGCGTAGCTACGGTAATCTGCGGCCTGGTGAAAGAGGGCGTGTTGACTCGCTCCGCAAGCACCGGCATGGGTACTCGCTGCTGCATGTATGAGTTAAGCGAAGGTAAAACGAATCGCCAGCGTATCCGCGAATACGTCACTGAGCATGGGCCGGTATCGTCCCGCCAGGTATTCGAAGGAACCGGCATAGATATGGGCGCAGTGCAGCGCATTCTCCGCGATGAACACGATGCAGGGCGTATTGAGCGGTACAACTCAGAGAAATGCAGCGAGCACCAGGGCTCATTCCTGTATGTCGCAGCGCATGAGTTATGCCAGTTCGGATGCGCAAACCCCATGACGGCGTTTATCAATCAGCAACTGCGCGCGGTGCGGCAGGAGATGCGGGTATGAGCATCATAATGCTGGTCTTCATCGGCCTGTGCTTCATGTTCGCGGCCATCGTTAAGCAGGACGGCCTGATGTTCACTGATGCGCTAATTCTGCTGTGCAGTGCATTCGTACTGATTAAGCTGGAGAAGAGGAATGAGAAAACAAACGTTTGAAATCCGCACCCCGCTAGTCCAGCAAAACGCCATCCGCACCATCCAGCAGCTTTACCCCGACCCCGAAAGACCCCTCATTGTAACCATTCAGGAAAAGACGCGCTCAGTAGAGCAGAACAAGCGTCTTTGGGCCACGCTGCGCGATGTTTCTGAACAGGTCGTCTGGCATGACATGAAGCTGGATAGCGAAGACTGGAAACACATCTTCACCGCGGCGCTTAAAGGTCAGCGCTCAGCGCCGGGTATTAACGGCGGCTTTGTCGTGCTCGGTCAGTCGACCAGCAAGATGCGCGTAAGCGAGTTCAGTGAGCTTCTGGATCTGATTTACGCGTTCGGCGCAGAGAGAGGCGTCAGGTGGAGTGAAGACTCTCAGGAAGCGATTGAGTGGGCTAAGCGAACTGGAAGAAGGGTGGCGGCATGAGACGACAGCGACGAAGTATCACCGACATAGTCTGCGAAAACTGCATCTACCGCGTTACCCACCGAAAGAAGCGAAAGCCAGAAGTCTCCCCGTCCGAAATAAAAACCTTCGCGTATACCTCTCACCTTCACGATGTGATGTGGGAACGCCTGCGCGGCAGGAGGAAGCATGACCAATGAATACGAGTACGCAGAGCGTTTCGCCGACCTCATGGAAGACATGCATGGCGATGGCGAAGAGGACAAGGGACTCATCTGGCAACTGGAAGACAAAGAGCTGGTTATCACCATTGAGCCAGTCGACGGCACAAACACAGCGAGGCTGCACTGATGGACTATTCACAGTTAAGTGATGATGAAATCAATAACATGGTAGGGCGCGTAGTTTCACAGAGATTTCGCACCGACTACTGCAACGACCCCGGCGCCGCATGGCCGATTATCCAACGAAATGGCATTTCACTCGCCAAATATGAGCACGGGATGTGGCTTGCGTCCTCAGATGCGTACTGGGTTGACGGTGTTGAATGGCAGATTGACGGAGAAACACACCCAAACCCACTCCGCGCCGCCATGATTGTCTTCCTCATGATGCAGGAAAGCCAACATGCTTAACCCCATCCAAACCCAGGCATACGAGCAGCAGAGCATAGCCAGAGCTCTCTGTGCAGGATGCAGCAAGCAGCTGGATCCGGATGAAACCTACGCATGCGGCGAGTGCATCAACGAATGGCTTGTATATCGAGACCCGAACGGAGATATCGCAAATGACGATATTCAGGAGCAATAAATGGCTTCAGGCAGTCAGGGAGTTAGATTACTGCGTTCTGTGTGGCCGGTATGGGGTTCAGGCCGCGCACAGAAACGAAGGGAAGGGAATAGGCCTTAAGGTCGACGACAGCTTAACAGCGGCGCTTTGCCCGCCATGTCATGAGCGAATCGACAACGGCAAAGACTTAAGCCGGGAAGAGCGGCGTTCTGAAATGGATCGGGCTATCGTCCTGACGCTGCAAAAGCTGACCCGCGAAGGGAGGGTAACTGTGCGATGAACCAATACCGAATAGTCCTGCCCTGGCCGCCATCAGTCAACAAGTACTGGAGGCACTCAAGAGGAATCCACTACATCAGCGATTGGGGTAAGCGATACCGACGGGAAGTAATCGAAATCATTCAGCAGCACAAGTTAGACATCAAGATCCAACCCCGCATCAGAATCACTATCCACGCAGCACCTCCCGATAACCGCAAACGCGATTTGGACAATCTACCCAAAGCCGTTTTCGACGCGCTCACCAGTGCGGGCTTCTGGCTGGATGACGGTCAGGTAGACGATATGCGCATCAAGCGCTGTCAGGCGGTTAAAGGCGGAATGCTTGTTTTGGTGGTGACCGAGCTGGGCGGGAAGCTACCCGATATAGCCGAATTGATGGAGGCAGCATGAGCGAAGTAAGCAGAGAGGTCTGTGAAGAGTATCTCGATGCGTTGGTGACCGTAGAGCTGGCAGCAAAGCTAGCGCAGAAAGACGGGCGCAAGGTTAACGGTGCCATACGCGCAACGGTGAACGCCTTACTTCCACGACTTAGCGACCGGAAGGTGCGCGGCATATTCACCGGCTTGGCACGTCAGCCATTCCCGGACGGCGCGCTCAAGATGCTGCGCAGGCAGCTGGATTCAATGGTGGGGGAGCCAGTATGAGCACAGTAACCCATATCTCATCAGCGCAGCAGCGCCAGAAGGATAAAGAGATGCTTGAGGCTGTTGAGTGGCAGCTTAACAACGTTCACGAGACCGAGCGGCGCTTAAAGGAAATGCGGCGGGGGTTGGAAAACAGACTTGGCATCAACAAACCAGAGGGAGGCGATGCAGCATGAAGAGACTCACACCAGTATTTGGCATGGTTAACTTCATCGACGATGCGCACTTCCGCCGCGTATGGAAGCATCCGAAGAAAACCATCAACTCCCGCCAGAAAGCGTGGGTGCATTACATGCTTCAGGTGTGGGGCAAGGTAAATGCAGGTGACGATTCGCCAGCCGGGGCTATCAATGTTATCGGACGCCTGATGATTCGCAGCCAGTGGAGCGATGATAAGGCTAAGCAGATAGAAAGCGTTGTCATGCGGCTATACGAGGAAGAAGGCTTGCGGGGCGATGCTCTGTATCAGAAAGCTCGCGGACTGGTCATCCCGCAATCTTCATTCAGCAACATCATCGCTCTCGCCAAAGAATCAGATGATGCTGCGTTTGTTGAGCGCGTAATGGTTAAAACCTTTCATCGAGAAAGTCCCGTCCGCGATGTAGCTATTAAGCGATATTGCCACCGCAATTGCACGCAAGATATCGCCAGGCTGATGAGCCATGTCACCGGAATGGATGTGCAGTCATGTCGTCGTCGCGTTGTCTGGTGCGAGAATGTGCTCGACTCGGAAATATTTTTCGCAATGAAGCGTGAAATTGAGAATGAATTTCCTCAATTAGCGGCTTAAGTAATAAATATTTTCCGAAAGCATTGCAATCGCGAAATCGAAGTAGTACATTTTGTGTATGCTCGGAGCAAAAGCGAACTGAGCAGCCCAAATTGAAGCCCAGACAACCCGGCCGCAGATAATATTTAGAGTCTGCATGCTGGCTTGGTATGGCAAAAGCCCTGAGTTAATAGCTCGGGGCTTTTTTATTGGCTCAACCCAACCAACAGGTGTTCATATGAAAAGCTGCAACGCTACTCAGGGTTTCGATAACCCGAATAAATTCCGTGAAGAGTTGGATCGTCAAACCAAAGAAGCATGAGGCGAAACCGGCAAGGGCATTGATGGAACAGGCAGCGTAACCCTCTCAGTGCTCTTTCCAGTTTTCGTCACGTTAGCGACTTTGCGGCATTTTAGAAACTGACCACAAAGATAAATGCAAACGATGAGCAATTCCTGGCAGTAGCCTAACGGCTAAACACCAGTGAGGTATTCCGATTCCTCATCAACTAATTCGGCGCACTGGCCCGGTGTGATTAATAACGGGCACTCCCCTTAAAATGCGCACCGCAATGCGCAATCAAGTCGACCGGTCCCTTTGAAATGAGCCTTTGAGGAAGTCAGTTAGCGCTGGCGAGCCTCGACGGGCTGATTTCCATTGCGGCAAAGGTTCATTTCAAAGCAAGGTAAACGCATGAGCTTAACCAAAGAATATCTTTCTGATGTTTTGTCGTACAGCCCAGAGACTGGCGTATTTAAATGGAAAGTAAAGGCAGGCCCGTGCTCTCCGGGAAGCTTGGCTGGATCGTATAATTCACATGGTTACCGACTAATATCAGTTAACCATCAAAGATATTTTGCTCACCGATTAGCTTGGTTATTCTTTTACGGAGAACTCCCTGATGGGTTCGATATTGACCATATTAACGGAATAAGGGATGACAACCGCATTTCAAATCTACGATTGGCAACTCGATCCCAAAACAACATGAACTCGATAGTGTCATCGAAGAACAAATCCGGATGCAGAGGAGTTTGTTTTCATAAAAGGGATAAACTTTGGCACGCTCGTGTATTTGTAGGCAGAAAAGCTGTTGCCTTTAAAACCTTCAAAGATAAGGATGATGCCGTTGAGTTTGTGACTTCTGAGCGAGCTAAAATTTTTGGGAATTACGAAAAGAAAGTGGTGAATGCGCAGGCTTCTGTTGATAGTCCCTGCCGGATATAAGCCCCGGCCACCACAAACAAATCACTCCAAATATTTAAGGCTCGCTTCGGCGGGCCTTTTTCGTATTAGGCCACAGGCAATCAATCACAGATGAACCCTCGCATCCGATGCCTTCCTGGCCTTTCCTAACTACACCACAGCACTTCCTATCGGAGGTGTGAGATGTCACATATGAGCAAATTAGCTTCTGGCGCAGCTTATGGCGCATCTGCCGGGACGGTGGCTAATGGGTTGCTAACCCGGCTAAGTCCTGATGAGTGGAGCGCAGTAGGCGTTATCGCCGGTATTGTCGTGGCGCTACTGACGTTCGGTATCAACTGGTATTACAAACGCAAAACCACGCTGGCGCAGATTCAGGCGTACGAGCGGTGGCCTTCCGCAGCCGGGCAGTTATCAAAGGAGGACTAACGATGGCTATCCCGTCCTCACTGAGAAACAAACTGATTGCCGCAGCGGGTGCAGGCTCTATGGTCATCGCCACGATATTCATCGGTGGCAAGGATGGCGTAGAGGGTCGCAAGTATCAGGCCTACAAAGATGTCGCTGGCGTATGGACTGTCTGCGACGGCCACACTGGCAACGACATCATTCGCGGCAAGACCTACACAGACAAAGAATGTGACCGTCTTTTGTGGAAAGACCTGCAACCAGCCAAGGCGACCGTAGACAAGCTGGTTAAGGTTCCGCTGAACGAATACCAGCGCGCCTCGCTTTACAGCTTCGTTTTCAACGTAGGCAGCGATGCGTTCGCTAAGTCGACGCTTCTTCGCAAGCTGAACAAAGGCGACCAGGAAGGGGCGTGTGAAGAAATGCGCCGCTGGGTCTATGCAGGCGGTATGAAGTGGAAGGGATTGCAGAACCGGCGGGAGATGGAGCGCTCTATGTGCCTGGCGGAAAGTGAAAATGACCTTTAACTGGAAGCTAATCCTCTTCGCTGCAATGAGTCTGCTACTGGCAATCGCTATTGTCATCGCCAGTCATTACCGGTCAGTGCTCACAGAAACACAGGCATCTTTAACCAAAGTTAATCGTGAATTAAATCTGGCTAAAGATACTATCAAAGACATGCAGACTCGCCAGCGCGATGTGGCCGCGCTCGACGCAAAATACACACAGGAGCTTGCCGATGCTCAGAGCACTATCAATCAGCTTGAGCGCGATGTTGCTACTGGCAAGCGTCGGCTGCAGCTCAACGCCACCTGCACAGCGAACGGAGCGACCGGCACCGGCAGCATGGGCGATGCTTCCACCGCCAGACTTACAGACTCCGCTCAACGGGATTATTTCACCCTCAGAGAGCGAATCGAAACAGTGACCAAACAGGTTAACTATCTGCAGGACTACATCCGGCAGCAGTGCCTCAAATAAATTGTGTAACCCCGTAAGGATGGTGATCGCAATCTTGCTGACGGGTAAGCCGTAAGTGGGTTAGCCATTCCGTGAGGAATCGCGAAGCCTGCGACCATGACAACCCACACGAAGATTCACCATCAGCAACAAAGCAATATCAGCCTCGCCACTGTGCGGGGCTTTTTTTATGCGCTTCGCACGCGCAAACATCAATCCCTAAGCCTACAGAAAAGCAAGCCTGAGATTATCCGTAAATGGTGCGTCTTAGGGACGGCTTAATCTGTGCGACAGGCTTGTTTCTCTATAGGAGCACCAACCTATGCAATATCCAGTAAATGACCATCCGTTAGTAATGACCAGCATTGAAATCGCTGAGCTGGTAGAAAAGCGGCACGATAACGTTAAGCGCACGATAGAAAGCCTTATTGAGCGGGGCACGATTGCTTCTCCTCAAATTGAGGAAAAGCCCACGGCAGGCCGACCAGTAAGTGTTTATGTGTTTGAAGGTGAGCAGGGTAAGCGCGACAGTATTATTGTTGTTGCTCAGCTTTCGCCTGAATTTACCGCCCGCCTGGTTGATCGCTGGCAGGAGCTTGAAGCCCAACTTAGCCAGCCCGTGAGAATACCTCAGAGCCTGCCGGAAGCGTTGCGCCTGGCTGCAGACCTCGCAGAGCAGAAAGCCCAACTGGAAAGCAAGCTCGCTATTGCCGCGCCTAAAGTCGAATTTGTTGATCACTACGTCGAGGCAACCGGCGCGATGGGCTTCCGTGAAGCAGCAAAACTGCTGAAGGTGAAAGAAACAGACTTCCGGTTGTTCCTGATTGAGCAGGGAATCATGTATCGCCTGGCCGGAAAACTGACGCCCTATGCTCATCATCTCGATGCCGGCCGCTTCACCATGAAAACCGGAGAGAACCAGAACAACGGCCATGCATTCACTCAGGCCAAGTTCACTCCGCGTGGTATCCAGTGGGTAGCTGCATTGCTGGCAGGTCACGACCTCAATGACCAGGCGGCCTAATAAGAGGTGAGAGCCTCTTTCACAACGGCTTTCATCACAAGGCGCATTTGCGAGTGCGCCTGATGATGGGAAAAGAGCGTCTTTCAGTCGTGAGCCACTGGCATCCGCTGGTGGCTTTTTTATGCGCATCGCACACGCACAAAAGAGAGTCTTTCAGTCGTGAGCCTAGGGAACGCTGCTTTCTCTCGGGCGGCTTTCCCGTGCGACAGGCCCACATATAAAAGGAATGAAGTATGCAGGTCACTATTGACGGCGTTCAGTATGTGCCCGCCAGTCAGCAGCAATCCCGCATCGGCATCGCAATAACCACGCACAACCGTCATGACGTTCTGAAGCAAGCCATTGAGCAACATCTGAAGCATTTGCCCGCCGGCGCGCTGGTGGTTGTGGTGGATGATGGTTCCAGTCCTGCCGCTGTGGTGCCTGACGGCATTCGCTTAATCCGGCATGAAACCTCTCTTGGTATCGTGGCATCGAAGAACGCCAGCCTTGAAGCGCTGATGGATGCTGGTTGCGAACATCTTTTCCTGTGGGACGATGATGCCTGGCCGATTGCCGATGAATGGCATCTACCTTACATCGAATCACCGGAGCCGCATCTGGCTTATCAGTTTCTCGATCTGGCGGGCCCGCGCAAGCTGAATGACCTCTCCGTCCTGTACCGCGATGATAACCACATCGCCTACACCGGGCAGCGCGGCGTGATGCTCTACTACCACCGCAGCGCTATTGAAAAGGTTGGCGGATTCGACCCCATTTACGGGCGCGGGATGTACGAGCACAGCGATTTAGCCCTGCGCATTCATAACGCGGGACTGACCACATGGGCCTATGCCGATGTTGTTGGTTCTGAAAAGCTGATTCATTCCCTCGATGAACATGAAGCCATTGAGCGTTCGGTACCTAAACCGGACCGGGTAGCGCTGGTGGAACGTAACGTGAAGATCCACAACGAGCGCCGTGATAACGGGTTTACGGGTTACGTTGAATACCGGAGACAGCGTGACGTGGTCATCACTACTCTGCTAACCAGTCAGCCAGATCCGCAGCGTGGTAACAAAATGGCCGCCTCGCCTGACATGCTTGCCAAATGGGCAGCCTCGCTTCGAGAGTGCGGGCGTATCGCGCTGGTGGATGAGTTGCAGACCGCCCCGGCAGACGTTGAGCTGTGCCAAGTTCCTGACGTGAAGATGAATATCTACTTCCGGCGCTGGCTGCATATCTGGCAGCACCTGCGCGAGCATCCCGAATATCGGTTCGTCTGGTGCACCGATGGCACCGATGTCGAGATGCTCCGCGCACCGTGGGAAGAAATGCAGCCCGGTACTGTTTACGTCGGTTCTGAACCGAAGATCTACGCCGATACCTGGGCAAAACAGAATCATCCTGAGCGTATCTATCAGGAATTCATTGAAGCGCACCGCAACGATGTGATGCTTAACGCTGGACTGCTGGGCGGCACGCGAGCTGATGTCATGGCGTTTGCTCACGGCATCATCCGTCTTTACTACCGGATCGAGAGTTATCGTTTCTGGAAGAAAGAACAGGCTGGCGCCGCGGTGGGTGACATGCTGGCGTTCGGTATTGTCGCGCAGTCATTCGCTGACAGGCTGGTCACCGGCCCTCTGGTACATACCGTATTCAAAACTGACGGGATTGGTAGGGAGGCCGCATGGTGGAAACACAAGTGAGATTCGTGATAGTCGCCCATCATTCCCGCCACGAACAGGCAAAAAAGCTTGCTGAATCACTGGATGCTTATCTGCTGGTGGATGAGAACAGCTCTGGCGCGAACTGGAATCATTACCGCGCGCTGCAATGGGCTGCAGAGCAAAGCTGTCGCGTTGTGGTGCTGGAGGATGACGCGCTGCCGGTAGAAGGGTTTCAGGCGCTGGCTACTGAATGGCTTAGTCGCTTCCCTGACTCACTCATCAGCTTCTATCTCGGTACCGGCCGCCCGCCGCAGTATCAACTGGAGATAGCCACAAAGCTTATCGCCGCTGACCGCGAAAGGGCAGACTACATCACCATGCAGCGTCTCGTGCATGCCGTGTGCTACAGCGTACCCCCGAAGTTAATCCTGAAGGTGCTGGCGCGCTGGGATGCGAGCAAGCCTGCTGATTATGCGGTGGGTGATGCCTGCGGCGGCCCGGTAATTTACCCGTGTAACTCGCTGGTGGACCATGCTGATGGCCTGCCTGTAGAGAAGCATCCCGACAGACAGCCGCGCCGCGAACGTCGCCGCGCATGGAGGTTACATGGCTAAGCTGACCACGTTAAAGCCACGTCTGAAGGTTATCGATACGCGCCGCATAAAGCCCGTATACGGCGAGCAACGGCGCATCAGCGGCAGCGCCCGCGTTGGTCTTAAGCGCCGCATCTGGGTGCGTGACGGTGGTCACTGCTGCATGTGTTCACGTGCGGTTGACCTGCATGAGAGCGAGCTCGACCACCGCATCGCGTTGCAGTTCGGCGGCGATAACTCAGAGCGAAACCTGTGGACATTATGCACTGACTGCCACGCCGGGAAGTCGGCACGCGAAGCGGCAGCCGGTCAGCCTGATGAAGAAGCCCTAGAGCATGCCGTGCCAGACAGTGCCAGTCATTCGGTAACGATTATCTGAGGTGAAGAAGATGGAGTGGTTACTGCTGATCTTACTGGTAGCATTCGTAATTTTTTTGATGGATGCAAGCGCTGGCGCACAGCCAACATGGATGCACTGTCGGGAAATGAGAAACCGATATGGAACTCCAAAGTCGCACGACAGCAAGCGCCCCGTCGGTGGTTATCAGCCTGTAGCGGAGAGCAGGGAAAGCAGTGATCCTCTGCCTCCGCTGAAGCACTAATGAGAACGATTATCGGATTCTCTTCTGAATGGTTGTCAATGCAATCATTTCAATGTGAATGATATCAATTATCATCAAGGCGGGGGGGTGGGTCCCGAAGTAAACATCGATCGCGCTGGACACCGCCCCCCCTCTCACGCACAGAAAAAATTCCCCTCTGGAGGGTGTAAACATGTTAACAGCGCAAAAGCGGAAATTCGCTGTCGCGCTGATGTCCGGTATGTCTCAAAAAGATGCGGCAGTAAAGGCGGGGTATTCTGAGAAATCCGCACGCTCCAAGGGGTCGCAGCTTGCAAAAGACCCGGAAGTCATCGCGTTTATTGAGCGTAAAAAGAAGGAAGTCATCGAGACGGATGATGTTCCGGCCTGCCGGCAGGATGTTTATACCCCAGCGGTAAACAACACCGAAAAAAACGATGCGCCACTGGCGCCCGCCGTAGCTGGTGCTTACGACGACCCGCTCAAGTTTCTGATGGCTGTAATGAACGATGCCAACGAAGAAATTGACGTCAGGAAGGACGCGGCGAAGGCCATGCTTCCCTATATTCACCCCAAAAAAGGGGAGACAGGGAAGAAAGAGGCGCGCAACGCCGCGGCAAAAGCTGCATCCGGTGCCAGCAAGTTCGGTGCGATGGCGCCGCCGAAACTGGTCGTGAACAACAAGGGGTAATTTATGGCGCAGTGGTCTACAGCCTGTACAGACTGGGAATCGCGCCTGGTTGCAGGTGAATCCATCATTCCGCCGCCTATCTTTCCCCACCAGGCGGAGCAGGCGCTGGGTATCTTCCGTGAATTGCGGGTTTCTGACCTGCCGGGCAAGCCTACTTTCGGCGAGTGCTCTGAAGAATGGGTGTTCGACTTCGTGAAAGCCATCTTCGGCGGATACGACGCCGAGACGGGAAACCAGCTCATCCGCGAATACGGCCTGCTGATATCGAAGAAAAACACAAAATCGACCATCGCAGCGGGCATCATGCTGACTGCGCTGATCCTCTGCTGGCGCGAGGATGAAGAGCATCTGATTCTCGCGCCCACCAAAGAGGTGGCCGATAACAGCTTCAAGCCCGCCGCCGGCATGATACGCGCCGACGACGAGCTGTCCGATATGTTCCAGATCCAGGACCATATCCGCACGATTACGCACCGGGTGACGCGAAACACGCTGAAAGTGGTAGCCGCGGATACGGATACCGTTTCCGGTAAAAAGTCTGGGCGCATTCTGGTTGACGAGCTCTGGCTGTTTGGCAAGCGCGCCAACGCAGAGGCGATGTTTATGGAAGCGCTCGGCGGGCAGGTGTCGCGTAATGAAGGATGGGTGATATTTCTCACCACGCAGAGCGACGAGCCGCCGGCAGGCGTTTTCAAAGAGCGCCTCGATTACTGGCGTAATGTCCGTGATGGCAGGATAAACGACCCTAAAACGCTGGGTATCCTTTACGAGTTCCCGGAACGGATGGTGCAAAGAAAGGCTTATCTCGATCCGGAAAACTTCTACATCACCAACCCGAACATCGGCCGCTCGGTCAGCGCGGAGTGGATAGCCGACCAACTTCGCAAGAACCAGGCGAAAACGGACGGCACGTTGCAGCAGTTCCTGGCGAAGCATCTCAATATTGAAATTGGCCTTAACCTGCGTAGCGATCGCTGGGCGGGCGTCGATTTCTGGGAGCAGCAGGCGCAGCATGTCAGCTTTGATGATTTGCTGCGGCGCGCCGAGGTGATCACCGTCGGCATTGACGGCGGCGGTCTTGATGACCTGCTGGGCTTCGCTGCTGTCGGACGTGACGCTGAAACGCGGGAGTGGCTCTGCTGGTGCCATGCCTGGGCGCATGAGATAGCCATCCGGCGGCGTAAGAGCGAAGAATCCAGGTTCAATGACTTCGTGAGGGCAGGCGACCTGACCATCGTGAAACGCGTCGGCCAGGACACGGAAGAGGTGGCGGAATACGTCCGGCGCATCCACATTGCTGAACTGCTCGACAAGATAGGCATTGACCCGTCAGGCGTCGGCCAAATCCTCGATGCGCTGATTGAGGCTGAAATACCCGCCGATGCGGTGGTTGGCGTAAGCCAGGGCTGGCGTCTTGGCGGTGCGATTAAAACCACCGAACGCAAGCTTGCCGAGGGCGTGCTTATCCATGGCGGGCAACCGATGATGGCCTGGTGTGTGGGTAATGCCCGGGTGGAGCCGAAAGGTAACGCCATCCTCATTACCAAGCAGGCCAGCGGCAAGGGGAAGATTGACCCGCTGATGGCGCTGTTCAACAGCGTTTCGCTCATGGCGCTGAACCCTGAAGCGAAAAAGCAGGATTACCAGGTGCATTTCATATGACAGTTACGTCAGTTAATAACCCGCTCCGGCGGGTTTTTTCGTTTCAGGAGGCAGCTAAATGACGCTTAATCGCGCATGCACCCTCATGACGGTAAAGGCGGTGAACGAGGACGAGCGGATCATTACCGGCATCGCTTCCACACCATCTCCCGACCGTGACGGGGACATTATGGAGCCGGAGGGCGCCAAGTTCCGCAGCGACACGCCGTTCCTCTGGCAGCATGACCGCTCGCAACCCATCGGCACCTGCACCCCGAAAATGGTGAAGGGCGGGCTGGAGATCACAGCAAGACTGGTGAAACCCACCCCGGATATGCCGTCCCAGCTTGTTGCCCGCCTCGATGAGGCCTGGGCATCCATTAAGGCTGGGCTGGTGCGCGGTCTCTCTATCGGCTTCCGGCCGATTGAATATTCCTTCCTGGATGAAGGCGGGATCCGCTTTCTTTCCTGGGACCTTCTTGAAGTCTCGGCAGTGACCATTCCGGCAAACGCCGAATGCTCCATTAACTCCGTTAAATCATTCGACCGCCAGTTACTCGCCGCGGCAGGCAAAGAGAAACCGGTGGTTAAAGCAACACAGTCCGCTGGCGCTACAGCACCCAAAACCATTACCAATAAAGGAAACAGTTCGATGAATATCGCAGAACAAATCAAAAGCTTTGAAGCGAAGCGTTCGGCGCTGGCGGCGTCTCTCTCCGACATCATGGCTAAAGCCGCTGAAGCCGGGCGTACGCTTGATTCGGAAGAAGAAGAAAGCTACGACAACACCTCAGCCGAAATCAAATCCGTGGATGCGCACCTGAAGCGCCTTCGTGACATGGAAAGTAACCTTGCTGCGACTGCCAAACCGGTAAGCAAAGCGGCGGGCGGCGATGTAAATGTCGTAACGACCAACGCGCCGGGCATCATCCGCGTAGAGCAGAAGCTGGAAAAAGGCATCGCCTTTGCCCGCTTCGCCAAGGCGCTGGCCGCCGCGAACGGCAGCCGCTCCGAGGCGCTGGAGATTGCGCGTAAGCAATATCCGGACGATGCGAAACTGCATCATGTCCTGAAGGCGGCCGTCGGCGCTGGCACCACTACCGATCCGAAATGGGCTGGCGCGCTGGTTGAATACCAGGAATACGCACAGGATTTCGTGGAGTTCCTGCGACCGCAGACCATTATTGGCCGCTTCGGGCAGGGTAACATCCCGGCGCTGCGCCAGGTGCCGTTTAACATCCGCATCCCGGCGCAGACCTCCGGCGGTTCAGCGAACTGGGTAGGGCAGGGCAAGGCGAAGCCGCTGACCAAGTTTGACTTTGAGTCGATCACCTTCAGCTTTGCCAAAGTGGCCGCAATCGCGGTGCTGACCGACGAACTTATCCGCTTCTCCAACCCGGCAGCCGATGCGCTGGTGCGCAATGCTCTGGCCGAAGCGGTTATTGCCCGTCTCGATACTGACTTTATCAACCCGTCCAAGGCGGAAGTCGCCAACGTGTCGCCGGCTTCCGTTACCAACGGCATTACCGCTATCCCGTCCACCGGTAATCCGGACGACGACGCAGCGGCGGCTTTTGGCGTGTTTGTCGCTGCTAACCTGCAACCGAACGGTGCAGTCTGGCTGATGTCCAGCACCACCGCGCTGGCGCTGTCCATGCGTAAAAACGCGCTGGGTCAGAAAGAGTATCCGGAAATGACGCTGCTGGGCGGTACCTTCCAGGGTCTGCCGGTTATCGTCTCCCAGTATGTGGGCAGCCAGCTGGTGCTGGTTAACGCGCCGGATATCTATCTGGCTGACGACGGCGGCGTTGCCGTGGATATGTCCCGCGAGGCCTCGCTCGAAATGCAGAGCGAACCAACCGGCGACAGCGTTAATGGTACGGGCACCGAGCTGGTTTCCATGTTCCAGACCAACAGCGTGGCTATCCGCGCCGAACGCTGGATTAACTGGAAGCGCCGCCGTACCGCTGCCGTCGCCGTGATTTCCGGTGTGAACTACGGCACCACCCAGACCAGCTAACCAACTCAGGAGGGCGGGGGCGACCCCGCCATTTTGCATGGCAAAAATCCGATATCTCCAGCGCACCCACGACTCTAAGCCCGGCGATGAAAAAACCGTGGATGACCAGTGCGCGAGGGTGCTGGTGCTGCTGGGCAAGGCTGAGTACACCGGCGCAAAGCGTGCTGGTGGCGGGAAAAAGAAAAATAATGCGGGGAATGGCTGATGTGGAATCCTTTCCGGAGAAAAGAAAAAGCGCTTCAGCAGCCAACCAGCCGCGGCGGCTGGATGTCTCTTATCCATGAGCCTTTCGCCGGTGCCTGGCAGCGCAATCTGGAGATTAACCAGACGACAGTGCTTTCCTTTCACGCGGTGTTTGCCTGTATATCGCTGATTGCGAGTGATATCGCCAAAATGCCCGTGCGGTTGATGCGCCGCGACTCAAACGGCATCTGGAAAGAAAACAATAACGGCAGCACCTCCAGGATTTACAGGCGCCCGAATGCGTTCCAGAACCGGATGCAGTTTTTCGAATGCTGGCTTAACTCCAAGCTTTGCTACGGGAATACGGTTGTCCTGAAGATCCGTAATAGCCGGGGAGAAATCACAGAGCTGCGCATTCTGGACTGGAACAAGGTTACGCCGCTGGTTGCGGATGACGGTTCCGTTTTTTACCAGATTAACCCCGATAACATGACGGGTGTTGAATCATCAGTGACGGTGCCGGCACGCGAGGTTATCCACGACCGGTTTAACTGCCTATTTCATCCGCTTATCGGTCTTTCACCGATTTATGCTGCCGGCCTGGCAGCGATGCAGGGGCACCATATTCAGGAAAATGCGGCCTTCTTCTTCCGCAACGGCGGCAAGCCCAGCGGGGTTATTGAAGTGCCGGGTAGCATCAGCGAGGAAAATGCCCGCATCCTGAAAAACAACTGGGATACGGGATATACGGGGGAAAACGCCGGTAAAACTGCAATTCTGAGTAATGGCGCCAAGTACAACCCAACGGCTATGACGGCCGCAGATGCTCAGATGGTTGAACAGCTTCAGATGACCGCGAAAATCGTCTGTTCGGTGTTTCACGTTCCCGCTTACAAAGCCGGTATAGGTGAGCTGCCCTCTTACGACAACATCGAGGCGCTGGAGCAGCAGTATTACTCGCAGTGCCTGCAGACGCTTATCGAGTCGATTGAGCTGTTGCTGGATGAAGCGTTTGTTCTGGAGGGTGATACCGGCACCGAATTTGATGTTAACGCGCTGCTGCGAATGGACAGCGAACGGCGTATAAAAACGCTGGGCGAAGGCGTTAAAAATACCATCCTGACGCCTAATGAGGCACGACGCAGTGAAAACCTGCCGCCCGTTACTGGTGGTGATGAGCTTTACCTTCAGCAGCAGAACTTCAGCCTTGGCGCGCTGGCCCGCCGCGATGCCTCGGATGATCCATTCGGCAAAAGTAGTTCTTCTGCACCATCGCAACCCGCCAGTGAGGAAGGAAAGGCTTTATCTGCCGCTGAGCAATCAGCGGCCAAAGCCATGCTCAGAGGATTGCTTACCAAATGAATGAACGCGAATTAACGCTAATAAAGGTGCTTGGTGAAGAGTTCAGTCACGCTCTCGCTGAAATGCGTGAAGGTTTTCGTAAAAGCTTTGATCAGCAGCGTCAGGAATACGATGAAAAGCTGAGCCTGCTTTCCAGGCAACTGGAGGAAATAAAAAGCGTCCCGGCACCCGACTTTGCCGCCATGGTGGAAGAGGCTGTGGCAGCTCTGCCCGCGCCTGAGGTTCTTCAACTGCCTGATATCGCCTCCATGGTCACTGATGCGGTCGCCGCAATTCCGGCTCCGCAGGACGGAAAAAGCCTGACGCCCGATGACGTGCAGCCGATGCTGCAGGAGATGGTGGACAAGGCATTCCGCGGCTTACCAACACCGAAAGACGGTAAGGATTACGATCCGGCGGTACTGAAGCAGGCAGTGGAAGAGGCCGTAAGCAGAGCTGTCGCTGGCATTCCGGTACCGCAGGACGGCAAAAGCCTTGCGCCCGAAGACGTGCAACCGATGCTGGAGCAACTCGTCGCATCGTCAATGCCTGTTCTTCCGGATGTGAAAACGCTGGTTAGCGAAGCCGTGGCCGCATTGCCGACAGCTGAACCGGGCAGGGATGGTGAAGATGGCCGCGATGCGCTGGCGCTGGAAATTCTGCCATTCATTGATGAAGAGAAAAACTACCCTCGCGGCTCTTATGCAACCCATAACGGCGGTTTGTGGCGTGCTTATGAGAAAACGCACGGCATGCGCGGATGGGAATGTGTGGTTGACGGTGTGGCGGGTGTGGAGATCGAGCGTTCCGAGCAACGGCGATTCACCCTGACGGTTAACCATGCCAGCGGCAGAAGTGAAACCAAGTCGTTTGACGTTCCGGTCATGATTTATAAAGGCGTGTTCAAATCCGGCCAGGACTACCTGCCAGGCGACACGGTAACGTGGGGCGGCTCGCTCTGGCACTGCGACGAGCAGACGCAGGACAAGCCAGGCGAAACGGGATCGAAAGGCTGGACGCTTGCGACCAAGCGCGGGCGCGACGGGAGGGATAAAACGTGATTGAGCTGGTTACTCTCCTGCAGGCAAAAGAGCACCTGCGCATAGATGATGATGCCGGAGATGCTGATCTGACCCTGAAAATTCAGGCTGGCAGTGCCGCCATTCTCGCTTATGTCCAGGGAAGCCGTGACCTTGTTGTCAACAGTGATGGCGCGCTGATCGAAGGTGAACCGCTACGACGCACGCAGACGGCGCTGCTCATGCTGCTGGGCTGGCTGGATCGCAACCGGGGCGGTGAAGAGGAAGAAAAGCTTCAGCAAGGTGAGCTGCCGTTCTCCGTGACGATGCTTATCTACGATCTCCGCCGGCCAACGATTTTATAGCGAGGAGGTGCTATGCAGGCAGGGCGCTTACGCGATCGGGTTTCCATCCTTAAGTTCACGGCTGTCCGGGACCCATCAGGTCAGCTCGTTGAAAAATGGGAAGAAGGTAAAACCGTCTGGGCTGAAGTTAAGGGGATCAGTGGCAGGGAACTGGTTTCTTCTGGCGCGGAGACAGCTACGGCAACTGTTCGCGTCTGGGTGCGATTCAGGCGGGACATTACCGCTGCCTCCCGCCTAAGGGTGTTAAGCGGCGCGTTTAAAGGGGTTGTCCTGAGCGTGGTGGGGCCGCCAATCCCCGACGCCAGTTGCATTCAGCTTGAAATTCTCTGTAAGCAGGGAGGTGAAAAGTGATCGACATAAACCTCGACTTCTCCGGGCTCGATGAAATAGCTCGAGACCTTGAGACTCTCAGCCGCGCAGAGAATAACAAAGTCTTGCGCGATGCCACCCGTGCTGGTGCGGAAGTGCTGAGAGAGGAAGTTATCCAGCGGGCGCCAGAACGTACAGGAAAGATGAAGAAAAACGTGGTTATCCTGACCCAGAAGGCGCGCCGCCGTGGAGAAATTTCTTCAGGCGTCCATATTCGTGGCGTTAATCCCCGCACCGGGAACAGCGACAACACGATGAAGGCGAACAACCCACGCAATGCTTTCTACTGGCGCTTCGTCGAACTTGGCACGGTTAATATGCCGGCGCATCCGTTTGTGAGGCCTGCTTTTGATACCCGCCAGGAGCAGGCGGCACAGGTTGCGATGGAGCGTATGAACCGCGCTATTGATGAGGTGCTGAGCAAATGAATGAGGATGTCCTTTATCCACTGCTTGCGCCTCTGGCTGACGGACAGGTTTATCCCTATGTCGCGCCGCTTGGCCAGGACGGGCAGCCCTCAATTTCGCCGCCCTGGGTGGTTTTCTCAATCATCTCCGCCCCTGAAAGCGACACGCTTTGCGGGCAGGCGGAAACAACGTTATCCGTGCAGGTTGACGTCTATTCCCGGACTATCAGCGAAGCCCGGGCAATCAGAAGCCAGGCATTTGAAGCCATCAAAGTTCTAAAGCCTGAGAGCGTCAACAATATTCCTGGTTACGAGCCGGAAGCACGGCTTTACCGTGCTTCGCTGGAGTTCCAGGTTCTCTACTGAAATCAGTTAACCATCACAGACCGCTCCGGCGGTTTTTTTTACCTGGAGATATCATGACCAGTAAATATGAAGTGACAAAGGGGATGACCTTTGCGGTATCCGCCGCGCCTGTAACGCCGGATGATTTTAATTCCGCCGGATTCCCTGCATCGGGTGTGATCTGGCTGGAAGCAGCCTGCGCAACGAAGGAAATCTCTTTCACCGGCGGGCAAAAAGGGGACATCGACGTCACTACATTGTGCTCGACCGAGCAGGAGCAGACTAACGGCCTTGCCGCGCCTGCTGAAATGAGCATCACCCGTAACTGGGTTGGTGACGAAGCTGCGCAGGAAGCCCTGCAGACCGCCTATGAAAATGACGAACTGCGCGCCCTTCGGGTTGTGTTTCCTTCCGGCAATGGATACTACGCGCTGGTTGAGGTTCGACAGAGTTCCTGGTCTGCGTCCACGTCCTCGGTGGTCGGCGCCACTTACTCCCTGCGCGTTCGTGGCAAAACTAAACGCATTTATGCGGCTGGTTCCTGAGCGGCTTCGGCCGCTTTTTAATTACCGAGATCATAGGACAAGATCAAATGGCAAATAACGTTTCAAAGAATTCACTACGCGCGCTGGCGCTGGCACCGATGGCAGGCTTTCGTACCAAAATCGTTACCGTTCCGGAATGGGAAAACGTCACCGTTAAGCTGCGTGAACCTTCCGCCCAGGCGTGGCTGGAATGGCAGCAGGTGCTGAACCCGAAGCAGGGAGAGGGCGAACCTGAAGAGCTGACGGCAGCAGAACGCGCACTGCGTAACAAGAGCGCTGATGTGGTGCTGTTTATCGATGTGCTTCTTGAAGAAGACGGCTCACAGGTCTTTAACGAAGAAGATAAAACGCAGATTGAACAGTTCTACGGTCCGGTGCATGCCCGTCTTCTTAAACAGGCACTGGAACTGACCACTACGGCGGCCGATGTGGAAAAGCCGTAAGCCAGCCCGGCACTTTCTTTCTGATGACGCTGGCGCTCCGTCTGGGTCGTACGCTTCATGAGCTGAAGCAGACTCTGACGGCCAGTGAACTGCGTATGTGGATAGAGTTTGATCGCCTGAACCCCATTAGCGACCGGCGCGGCGATATTCAGGCCGCGCAGATTTCTGCGGCGGTACTTAACTCACAAGGCGCAAAGCTAAGTCTGGACGATCTGCTTCTACAGTGGAGCTCGACGGAACCGAACAAAGAAAGTACCGAGCTGGAAGGTTTCTTTGCTGCGCTGGCTGGATAGCCACATTAAAAGCATCAGTTACGGACGCAAGACATTTCTCGCTTCAGTGGTTGTTCTGAATGCCTGTTGTGACAAAGACGCTGGCCCGTTGACCGGCGTATTCCATCCCTCAAAAGGCAACGGTCGCACATTTAAGATTCGCAAAGGCGCGCTGCCTGAAGCTGACATGTTGCTGATTGCACAGTCGCTGATAACTCACGGCGTTATCGGCAAGGCAAAGGTGCGCAGGCTCCAAAGGCATGAAAGCGGAGAGACCAGCACCGAGTTCCGCGCCGTTGATTACATCGTGGCCGCGCAGGCTCATTTCGGCATGACTGAGCAGGAGGCTGGCAATCTGACGATGACCATGTTTCAGATGCTGCTGGCAACGAAATACCCTGAGCAGAAAGGCTTTACTCGAGAAGAGTACGATCAAGTAGCAGATGATTATCTGGCGAGGAAGGCGCGGCGGCTAAATGATAATTGCTTGAGTCTAGTTTTATGAGGATAGGGGCATCAAAGCCCATCGCACGGCAGTTTATGCGTGTCCGATTACTGCTGAGAGCTCTTTCCAATTCATGCAGAAAGTAATCATGGAAATTACCAAGTATGAGACAGCGAGCAGCAGCGTGTAGTAATCCAAAGCCAAGCCGTAAACTACGGGCGCAAACATTGATACCATTGCTGAAATGCATGCTGCTATGAGGGTCATTCCTGTAGCAAATAGACTCTCTATGATGCCCTTCAAAACCCCATTAGCTTGCAGTGCCCCTATGAGTCCCTTCGAATTATCGAAGCTGCTAAGAATGGTAACCGAGGCCAAAACGAAACCAAAAAGCACTCCTGATATTGTAGAAAGAGCGCCTGCTGCTGAGATGACTGCATTATGATCAAGATTATAAAGGAATTTTGAACCGATAAATGCTATCAGTACAGCCGCACCAGTCTTGTATACGAAAGATTTCAGCGCGCTCATTTTTTTCTCGTTATGGTGTTTCGATCAAGTAATACCGTGTTAGGTACCGAGCATTTTCGGCTTTAGCCTGTATCATAGCATTTTTAACATCAATATCTGTCGGATAACCATCTTTTTGGATTGTTACCATCTTTCTAGTAGTAAGGACTTCATCAACCAAGTTTTTCTTCTTTCGGTCACCTTGGGCAACTACATCAGCTTTCTCAATTGTTAGCCGTCCATCCCCGCCTGGGAATTTCTCAAGAAGCTCCTTTAGGCTTGCCTTGACATCTTCCTCAAGCCACCCTTTGGTTTTCTTCTTAAGCGGTGAATGGCCCCGAAGAGACAAAGTTAAATGACTAGAGCTGGTTCCTTTAATCATATTAATCATTTGGCGAGCAAACATTCCATCCAGCTCGTAATTAGAAGCGTTAAAATTTCTTGGGATAGCTACTGAAATTTCGCAACTCCTTAAATTAGAACCAGTTTCTAGGAGCTCCTTGATGCTTTCTTCTTTCCATATGGCCTCAAATGAGATAGGCGATGCATCATTATTTGAGTTGAACAAAAGAAATGCCAAATCACTATGCTTTGGCCCTAAGTGGTTAAGAGACAGTATCAAAATATCAATGTCAGGGTAGTAGATGAAAAAGGTTCTCTCTGAAAGAGCCTTTGCACCGGTTAAGGGAATTTTCTCTTCAACCCAGGTGCTATCAGTGATGTATGCCAATGTTGCACTTTTTCTTCTTCGAGACATGAAGCCAAAATACGAGCCATCATCAACTGATCTCTCAATAAATTGAATCTTTAGCTCTCGCTCACCGAAATCTGCGGTATGAGTCATTGTCATGCTATCAGTGCAACGCTTAAACAATGCTTCGAAAGACTTAGCAGTTATCCCTCGGTTATTTGAGCGGATGTTTTCAGAACTCGTATAAAACCCAGCTCTAACAGATTTCATGCTCTGATCTTTTGCTACTGCCACTTGTAGGCTCCATGCAGTGTTTAAGTTAAGTCCATAGCTATACAAGCTTTTTGTCTTCGGCAAGGAAGTTAATGCTCTTGATCAACCAGCCATGGAGGAACTCAAATTTATAGGTAATGGGATTTATCCTATCCTGGCTGCGTCTGTTAGCCCATCCTGACAGATGATCAGTGCTTATGGTTTTCATTGTCTGCATCTTCACAGCTTCACATTTCTTGGTTAGGATTTATCCGATCTCAACAAGCTGAGGGAAAACTGATGAAAATGAAGATACGGAGTATCCACGGCCACGGAAAAGCTAGTGAAGAATATGTCATTCTAGATGTCTTAGAAGACTGCAACTTAAACCACTACCTCATTGCAGATTCCACTTATACGGAAGATGGCTATATTTCCAATAAGGCTAGGCATTCTCATTGGTTCGTGGGTAAGGATGCTAAAAAAGGCGACACAGTGGTGCTTTACACTGGTGTAGGAGATAACAAAGCAGTTAAAAATGCGAATGGTACTACTGTTTTCCATCGATATTGGGGGCTCAAAACAGCAGTGTGGAATGACGATGGAGATGGTGCAGTCTTGATCGAAATTAGCAATTGGAAAACTACAAAAGTCTCTGACACCAAGTAATTTAAGAGCCCACTCAGGTGGGCTTTTTGTTTCTGAAAACGTCATGCTTGGCTTGGCTATGTAGGTTTTTAAGTGCCTGATACATTTGTGTATAAGATGACATTTGCTCCATTAGATAAAATGTGACATTTGTCATTTCCTCCTCCCATTTCGAAAACTCCTCGGGAGTTTTAGGCCTGCGCTGCGAAAGGTCGCCGTAGGTCTTCATTAGCTTTGAGTTATCAACGGCAGATGGTGTGGGGGTCTTTAGCGCCTCATCAATCATGAAAATGATTTCAGTATTCATCGACCTGCCGTTTTCTTTGGCTCTAGCCGCAATTGCCTCCCTCATTCCTGCTGGAAGCCTAACGTTAAACCTATCCATTTCTTGGCTGGGGAACTTACTCATAAACCCTCAAAATTGTAATTTTGACGATTAACAATAGCACCTACTTGACACCATTTTAAATGGTGTTAAATTGGTACTAGCACCAAGTTGGTGCCATTATGAGGAGATAGGAAATGCAAGATGTGATTTATACCGGTCGTAAAAATGTGGTTTTCAATTTGAGACTTCCGGAGCGTATGGACGAGGAAATTCGCAAGCTGGCAGAAATGGACGGCATCTCTATTAACTCAGCGATTGTTCAGCGGCTGGCAAAGAGCCTGAGAGAGGAAAGGGCTAATGGTCAGTAAAAACAGCGAAGCCCCAACTGCGCTAACAGTCAGGGCCTCTAATTTGTCAGTTAACCTTTGCGAGAAAACCAACATGAACATTGTAGCCAAATCAGAACTTAACTTCCATGGTGTTAACCTGACGCCTGTTTCTGAAATGCAGGGAATTTGGCTTACTTCCGGGGATGTTGCTAAGGCGCTCCACTACAGCAGCACAAAGTCAGTAACGAACCTTTTTAACCAGTATTCTGATGAGTTCTCACCGGCAATGACAATGGTCATTGAATCGATGACCAATGGAATTAACGGCTCATCCCGCCGCATGAAGACCCGCGTATTCTCACTTCGTGGCGCTCATTTGTTAGCTATGTTCGCCCGAACTCCAGTAGCTAAAGAATTCCGTCGCTGGGTTCTCGACATTCTGGATCGAGAAGTTGCGAATTCTCCACTGGCCCAAAAACTGACTGATGAAGAGCTATGTGATCTGGCTTGGTTATGGCGTGCCAGCTCGGTAATGATGAACGCATGTAACGAGATATACCCAATGCTGCGCGTTGCGGAACACCGTATGGCCGGTCACTTCTACTCAATCACACATGAGTATCCGAGAACGCTGGATAAAGCGAGGGAGATTATCAAAAGGGAAGTTGAGCACTTCGAATATCAACCATGGAAGGATGACAACTGGAGTAGGGTATTGCCTTACCTGCGCCAGGAGAGATTGCAGTGATGCAAAGAAAAACCGCCAGTGGCTGCTGGCGGTTTACTGATGTCTAACAACGTATAGGAACGTATATGACTAAAGTAACTGTAGCAAATGTAAGATCTGGTGTCACCAAAATGTCTCACCGCGAGATCGCAAAACTCACGGGCAAGAAGCCGGAACACGTGGTTCGTGACATAGAATCCATGCTGAAATCTCTTGGCTGTCATTATCCAGAAATGGATGATTATGATTCTAAAGACTTTTCTATCAAACGGAAGGTTTACAACGGGCGTGTCGTCATAGATGAAATCCATCTCGACCAAGATCTAACGATGACGCTCATTACTGGCTACAGCGTGCCGTTGCGACATAAAGTATCTAAGCGCTGGCGAGAACTGGAAACTGGTGAGGCACTACCGAGTAAATCAGCCTCACATTTGCCTGAGTACCGCCGTGCTCGTGCTATCAAAATGGAGGTTGAAGCTATCAGCCTGGCTCTGTCTTACATGCCAAAGCTAAGCGACATCGCAAAACAGACTGCAATGGCGCGAGCGGTTAACGATGCTGCTGGTATAGAGCTCCTGCCGCTACCGGAGGTTGAGGAGCATTACCACACAGCGGGTGAAGTGGCAAAAATGCTTGGGGTTACCGGGCAGAAAATTGGACGGGTAGCTAACGCAAACAATTTAAAGACGGAGCAGTACGGAATTTTTGTTATGGATAAGTCAGCATACAGCAGTAAGCAGGTCGAGGCGTTCCGTTACAACGCTGAGGGCGTAAAAGCGCTGCGCCACCTGATTCATGGTGCTGATGTAGCATAGGTATTTCGATTTCCTAAATGCCTCTATTGAAACCCGCTTAATTGCGGGTTTTGTCGTCGCTTCGATCCCTGATACTCTTTCAGCATTTTAAACAAGGAGAAAGGGATATGAAAAAAATAGTCTTGATCACTGTTGCAACCTTATCTTTATTAGGATGCAAGCAACAGCGCACGTTACAGGATACGTTCGACCAGGAAAATGGTTGGGTTAAAATCTACAGCACAACTGACATAAATTTAGCTCAATCAAAAGCTGATGCTTATTGTGGTAACCATGCATTTTATTTAAAGCCAGAGCATGATTCTAATATTGGTATTGTCAACGAAAACCCAAATGACAATTTTCTCTTTAATTACATCCCTTACCAATGCAATGCGCACTATGCTGCAATAGCAGGGAATTCCGAAGCGAAAGCCATTGATGAAAAAGAGAAGTCTGATGCGTTAAAGTCTCTAGAAAAAGCAAAACGGCATCAATATGAAACACATAAATCTTTCGCCAAAAAACATGGGGGAGATTCATATAGCGTTGTTAATCCAGATGGAAGCATTGAAGCTTATAGCTTTGATGGTAATGGTAACGAATGTGTTGGATTCTCAAATCAAAATGGATCAGACGTGCACTGTAAATAAGGGTTCTGCTTACTTACTGAAAATACTATTTATTCAAAAAGGCTACATTCGTAGCCTTTTTTGTTTGGAGGGCTAAATGGCAACTCTACGCGAATTAATAATCAAAATATCCGCTAACTCCCAATCCTTCCAGTCTGAAATCGCCCGAGCTTCACGCATGGGTTCAGATTATTACAGGACCATGGAGCAGGGTGGTCGTCGGGCTGCGGCATCTACCCGAGAAGCTCAGCGCGCACTGGCTGAATTGAACTCTCAACTTGCATCTGTACGCGCTTCTGCTGCGGGTATGGTTGGTGCTTTTGCAGGAGCTTTTGCTACCGGACAGCTGATCCACTATGCAGATACCTGGAACCAGCTGAATGGTCGCCTGCGGCTCGCTTCTTCCTCGGCACAGGACTTTACTACGGCGCAGCAGTCGCTGATGTCGATCAGTCAGCGGACCGGAACCTCGTTTGAGGCAAACGCCAATCTCTACAGCCGAATCGCTCAGTCCCTGCGTGACGCTGGCTATGCATCTGCTGACGTGGCGAACGTCACCGAAACCGTGGCGACCTCCCTCAAGTTGTCCGGCGCCAGCACGGAAGAAGCCAGTTCTGTCATTACGCAGCTCAGCCAGGCGCTTGGTTCTGGCGTGCTGCGGGGTGAGGAGTTTAACGCGATCATGGAAAGTGGCGGGCGTCTCGCCAAATTTCTGGCCGATGGTCTTAACACCACTGTCGGCGGTCTGCGTAATATGGCGAATAATGGTGAGCTGACTACAGATCGAATAGTGCCGTTGCTGACCAATGTGGCCCAGCTTCGTAAAGAATTTGACACACTCCCGGCCAGTATCAGCGGATCGGCGCAGAAAGTAGAAAATGCTTTTATGGCGTGGGTAGGTGGCGCTAACCAGGCCGTGGGCGCATCGTCCACACTGTCCGGTGTTCTGGATGGCCTGGCCGAAAATATCGATAGCGTAGCTAATGTGGCGGGCGCGCTGGTCGGGCTCGGCGTGGCGCGATACTTCGGAAATATGACATCCAGTGTCACAACTGCCACCGCTTCGTTGATAGCGAATACAGCGGCAGAGGTGGGACTTGCGGAAGCGCAGCTTCGCGGCACCCAGGTCAGTGTGGCAACGGCAAGGCAGGCTGTTTACCGTGCCCAGCAGGCCCGCGCCGCCGCCGCTGGCATTGAGGCGCAAATCGCCGCGGAACGTCAGTTAGCGGTAGCACAGTCTCAACTGAATACCGCTGTCAGCGCCCGTTCATCTGCTGCCGGTCGTTTGACTGAAACCGCCTCTGTGATGACCCGCCTGGGTGGTGGCGTTCTGAGCCTGTTAGGTGGATGGCCAGGGGTCATTGCCGCTTCCGGGATCGCGATGTATGGGCTGTATCAGCATACACAGCAGGTGCATAAAGAGGCCGTGGCTTTTGCCAGCAACCTGGACGAAATCAATACCCGACTTAAGGATATGTCATCCCTCGGCCTGCGCTCTACGGCGGCGGATGCCCGCTCATCCATTGATGCACAGAAAAAGGATATAGCCGATCTCGACAGTCAGATAGCCAGGGTTAAAGACAGTCTGACGGGGCTCGCGCAGATTCAGCAGAGCTATAACGAAAGCCCTACCACGACGTGGATTAACACGTTTATGGACCAGGCTGATATTACCGAGAAAAATATCTCTCTGACGGATCAGCTGAATAAACTGGAGTATGAGCGAGAGAAGGCCGTTTCAAAACTTCAGCAGACCCAGAAGCTGTTTAATGACGCCAGTGAACAGGCTACGCAGAAAGCCATTCAGGAGGCGGGCGCTATTGCCACCCTGAAAGGGGCGTATGACCTACTGAACCGCAGCATGGGGGTAACACCCGCCAGTCGACCGGCATCATATGCCGGTCCGGTGATATCCACGTCGAACGCGACGCCCCAGCAGACAACAGCACTGGAAAAAGCCCGCCGAGATAATGAGCTGGCGAGTCTGTCCGGCTTGCAGAAACTTCATCAGCAGCATGTCTATGAAGCGCAGGATCTGAAACTGACCGGAGCGCTCTATACCCAGTACATTTACAACAAAGACCAGGCTGCGCGGAAAGATGAAGCGTCGGCGCAGGCCAAAAAGAATGAGACTGCTGCGACCAATGCCCAGAATAAAGCGGCGCGAGAAGCGACGCAGACTGCTGAGCAGTACAGCCGAAAAATCGCCGATCTGAGCGTTGCTGTTGAGGTTCAGAAGGTGCGGGCTACGCAGGGAGAAAAAGCGGCTGAGCTCTACGCGGCCTCTCATGAAAATGGCGTGAAGTGGAGCGAGGAACAGCGAAAATCCATTGAGGCGGGTGCTGTGGCGCTGGCTCTGTGGACGCAGAAAGCCGATGAGGCTGTCCGCAAGCAGCATGAAATGGCTGACGCGCTGAAAGATCTGAAGGACGCTGCACGCCGCTACCAGGATGATGCTGGCTTAACCGCCACTACGTCAGGAATGGGGAACCGCCAGCGTGAACAGTACCGCGAGCGGCAGGAGGTTGAGCGCGTCTTTGATAAAACCGATAAGGGGGCAGAGGCAATCGCAGCGCGTCAGTCAGCGCTGGATGCACTAGATAAAAAGTATCAGCAGGCGAAGGCCAGCGAACTGGACTGGCGCGCGGGCGTAAGTGCGGGGCTTGCTGACTGGATGGATAACGTCAGCAACATTGCTGGCACAGTGTCGCAGGGCATTACCTCCACGATGGACAGTGCGCTTGATAACGTCTCCGCAATGCTGGTGGGTAACAAGGCCAGCTGGAAGGACTGGGGGTTATCTGTTCTGCAGACTATCTCAAAGGTTGCGCTACAGATGGCCGTGGTTAACGCGATGGGTGGCGGTTCGTCTGGAAGTGGACTTTTCGGCTCCCTTCTCGGCGGAATTGCGGGAGGAATCGCCGGGGGCGCAGCGGGCGATGGAAACGCGGGTATGGCAATCCAGAATTATGGATCTTCGTTCAAGTTTAACGCGAAGGGTGGGGTTTATTCGTCAGCCGATCTGAGCAGCTACAGTGGCAGCGTCGTTGATACCCCCACCTTTTTTGCGTTTGCGAAGGGGGCCGGTGTGATGGGCGAGGCCGGACCGGAAGCCATTATGCCCCTGACCCGCGACGCCACCGGCAGGCTGGGTGTGAAAGCGCTGGGTAGCGGCACGCAGGGCGGCGCGGGCGTCAGCGTCAGCATCGGGGCTATTAATTTCACAGGCGACAAAGGTGGTGCACAGGGCAACGCTAACGCCGCGGGCGCGGTGGCTAACCAGATCACCGGCGCCATCCTCGATACCATCAACTCGCAGCTGCGCAAGCCCGGCACCCCGTTATGGAACGCCACGCAGGGCAAGCGCTAAAAATCAATTTACCACCCGCTACGGCGGTTTTTTTTATGGGTGAAACATGGCAACCGAAACCTTTACCTGGTGCCCGCGCATTAATGCCGGCGGCGAGGTCACTCACCGCGTCCGCCGCGCGCAGTTCGGCGACGGGTACGCCCAGGCGTCGGGAGACGGCATTAACGCCCGCGGTCAGAAATGGGATCTGGAATTCGTCGGGGATGAAAGCTACATCACCGCGATTATGGACTTCCTCGACAGACATGGCGGCAGCCGTTCATTCATCTGGCAGGCACCGCTGAAAGGCGCGGCGCTTTACCGTTGTGATGCCTACCGCCCGTCGGCGCTGGGCGCCGGTAAATATTCGCTTTCAGCGACCTTCACACAGGCATTCGCTCCGTAGGTACTTATGGCAATCAGCAATGATGTTCAGAAGCTCGAGCCCGGCGACAGCGTCCGCCTGGTGACCGTCGACGGCTCGGCGTTCGGCGCGGGCGTGCTGCGCTTTCACGCCTGCACCATTCCTCATACGCCGGAAGAAATCGCGGCGAGCGGCGGCGACACCTCAAAGCTTGCCGCTAAATCCATCTGGTTTGATGGCGAGGAGTACGGCGCCTGGCCATTTGAAATTACCGGGCTGGCGTCGTCGAGTGACGGCCAGAGCGCGGAGCCGGTGCTGCGCGTCGCCAACCTTGATGGTGTGGTGACCGCGCTCTGCCTGCGCTTTGATGACATGGTACAGGCAAAGGTTACTGTTCTGGATACGTTCGGCCAGTATCTCGATGCGCGCACCTTTCCCGACGGCAACCCATCTGCCGATCCGGGGCAGTATTTCCGCCAGGTGTTTTACATCGACAGCAAGGCGGCTGAAGACAATGAAGTGGTGGAATTTCGCCTCTCCAGCCCGATGGACCTGCAGGGGCTGCTGATCCCGACGCGCCAAATCACGGCGGTCTGCACCTGGGCCTGCCGCAACAAATACCGCAGCGGTGACGGCTGTACCTACAACGGCCCGCGCATGTTTGATCTGAAAGGTAACCCGGTGACCGACCCGGCACAGGATAAATGCTCAGGCCTGCTGACCGACTGTAAAAAACGCTTTGGCGCGGATGCCCAGCTCGATTTCGGCGGCTTTCCCGGCGCCAGCCTGATCCGGAGGTAACCATGCGCGATAAAACCATTGCCGATATCCTGGCCCACGCTGAGGCGGAATACCCGCGCGAGTGCTGCGGCGTGGTGGCGCAGAAAAGCCGCGTCGAACGGTATTTCCCGTGCCGGAACATCACCGGCGCGCCGGAGGAGCAGTTTGAGCTGTCGCCGGAGGATTACGCTGCGGCGGAAGACTGGGGCACCGTCACCGCCATTGTGCATTCCCACCCTGGCGACGGTGCCACCACCCAGCCGAGCGAGCTCGACCAGCTGCAGTGCGACGCCCACGGCATCCCGTGGGTAATCGTCTCGTGGCCGGAGGGCGACCTGCGCACCATTGCGCCCCGCGGTGAACGGCCGCTGGAAGGGCGCGCCTTTGAACTGGGTTATGCCGACTGCTGGTCGCTGGTGATGGACTGGCACCGGCAGCAGGGCGTGACGCTTCGTAACTACAGCGTGGATTACCCGTGGTGGGAGCGGGGCGAAAATCTCTATATGGATAACTGGTATGCCGAGGGGTTCCGTGAGGTCACAGAGCCGCGGCCCGGCGACATGGTGCTGATGCAGGTGTCCGCGCCGGTGGTGAATCACGCCGGTATTCTGCTGGAGGGTAACCAGCTGCTGCATCACCTCTACGGCCAGCTCTCCTGCACCGCACCATACGGCGGCTACCTGCGCGAGCGCACCATTAAAATAGTCAGACACAAGGATCTGCCATGAACCAACTGAAAACGGTGCGGCTTTACGGTGCGCTGGGTGCGCGGTTCGGTCGCGAGCACCGGCTGGTGATAGCCAGCCCGGCGGAAGCCTGCCGCGCGCTGTCAGTGATTATCCCCGGCTTTGAGCAGTACATGCAGACGGCGCACCTGCGCGGCCTGCGCTTTGCCGTGTTCCGTGGGAAAAAGAACATCGGCCCCGACGAGCTGAAACATAACAGCGGCGAAGAGGATATTCGCATCGCGCCGGTGATTGCCGGCAGCAAACGTGGCGGCGTGCTGCAGACCATTCTCGGTGCTGTGCTGGTGGTGGGAGCGCTTGCTCTTGGCCCCGTGGGTATCGGCGCCATTGCAGGCAGCACGGCGATGAGTATTGGCCTTATGGGCGGTTCGATGATGATTGGCGGCGTGGTGCAGATGCTGTCACCCCAGCCCGGCGGGCTGGCATCGCGTCAGGACCCCGATAACGCGCCGAGCTATGCGTTCGGCGGGCCCGTGAATACCATAGCAATGGGTAATCCCGTCGGGCTCCTGTATGGCGAACGCGAAATCGGCGGCGCGATTGTCTCTGCCGGCATCTACACCAACGACCAGTGAAAACCGGTCTGATAACAGCGCCTGCGGGCGCTTTTTTTATGGGCGCAGTATGGAAAAAATAACCGGTAAAAAGGGTGGCGGTGGTAATTCACGCACACCGCGGGAGTCTCCTGATTCATTACAGTCGATCGCGACGGCCAAAATACTGCTGGCCCTGGGCGAGGGGGAGTTCGCCGGCGGCCTGACGGATAAAGATATTTTCCTCGACGGTACCCCGATCCGCAGCGCCGACGGCACGCTTAATTTTCCCGATGTGAAATGGGAATTTCGCCCTGGCACCCAGACGCAGGATTACATCCCCGGCATACCGTCGGTGGAAAATGAAATCACCGTTAACACTCAGCTTAAAGCCACACAGCCGTGGACGCGTGCCATCAGCAACACGCAGCTCTCTGCGGTCCGGGTACGTCTCGGTGTGCCCTCACTGCAGCGCATGAAGGACAACGGGGATGTGGTGGGCTACCGCGTCGAATACAAAATTGAGCTGTCCACAGACGGCGGCGGGTATGTCACAGTGCTGAACAGCGCGTTCGACGGTAAAACCACCTCCCTCTATGAGCGCAGCCATCGCATTGACCTTCCGCCTGCCCGGACCGGCTGGCAGCTTCGTGTGAGCCGGACGACGGCGGACAGCACCTCCAGCCGCATCGTGGATACGACGAACATCGAGGCCTATTCCGAAATCATCGATGCAAAGCTGCGCTATCCGAACACCGCGCTGCTCTTTGTGTCGTTCAACGCGAAGCAGTTCAGCAATATTCCGCAAATCAGCGTGCGCGCCCGCGGGCGGCAAATCCGCGTGCCCACGACATACGATCCGGTGGCGCGCACCTATTCCGGCACCTGGGACGGCTCGTTTAAATGGGCCTGGAGCAACAACCCCGCATGGGTGTTTTACGACCTGGTGCTGAGTGACCGTTTCGGGATCGGAGACCGGCTGGACGCGACGCAGGTGGACAAGTGGGAACTCTACCGTATCGCGCAGTACTGCGATCAGCCCGTGCCGGACGGTACCGGCGGCAGCGGTACCGAGCCGCGTTTTCTCTGCGACGTGTATATCCAGAGCCAGAACGAGGCGTTTACGGTGCTGCGCGACCTGGCGAGCATCTTCCGCGGCATGACCTACTGGGCCGGTAATCAGCTGGCCGCGCTGGCGGATATGCCGCGCGATATGACGTATGTCTACACCCGCGCCAACGTTATTGACGGCAAATTCTCCTACGCCAGCGGCAGCGAGAAGAACCGTTATTCAACGGCGATGGTGAGCTGGTCAAACCCGGAGAACCATTACACCGATGAAGTGGAAGCGGTGATGGAGCCTGACCTGGTGCGGCGCTACGGCGTGCGCCAGACGCAGATCTCCGCCATTGGCTGCACGCGGCGCACCGAGGCCAACCGCCGCGGCCGCTGGGCACTGCTGACAAATGCCAAAGACCGGATGGTGAGTTTTGCCACCGGGCTGGAAGGCATGATCCCGTTGCCGGGCCATATCATCGGCGTGGCGGATCAGTATCTGTCCGGGCGGGTCATGGGCGGGCGTATCAGTCAGGTGAACGGTCGTGCGCTGACGCTCGACCGGACGCCGGATGCAAAAGCAGGCGACAGGCTTATCGTCAACCTGCCGTCCGGTAAATCACAGGCCCGTACCCTTCAGGCGGTCAGTGGCCGCAACGTCACGGTATCTGCGGTATTCAGCGAAACGCCGGAGCGCGAGGCGGTCTGGTCGGTGGATGCGCAGGATGTCGCGATCCAGCAGTACCGCGTCACGTCCGTTGAAGACAATAACGACGGCACCTGGACCATCAGCGCCGTGCAGCACAACCCGGATAAATATGCCGCCATTGATTCCGGCGCGCGGCTCGATGAGCGTCCGGTATCAGCCATTCCGCCGGGCGTGCAGGCACCGCCAGCCTCCGTGACCCTCAGCAGTTACAGCCGCGTGGTGCAGAACCTCAGCGTGGAAACCCTGCGTGTCGCCTGGCCCGCGGCACCCGGCGCCGTGGCGTATGAATGCCAGTGGCGTAAGGATAACGGCGACTGGGTGAACGTGCCGCGCACGAGTTCGCTCGGCTTTGAGGTGCAGGGTATCTATGCCGGGCGGTACATGGCGCGCGTCAGCGCCGTGAACGCCAGCGATGTCGCCTCGGTCTGGCAGACCAGCGTGGAAGTGACGCTGACCGGCAAGGTGGGGCAACCGCCGGTGCCGCTGAACTTCCGCACCACGCCGATTAACTGGGGCATCCAGCTCGACTGGAACTTCCCTGACGGTGCTGACGACACGCTGATGACCGAAATTCAGTATGCCGCCGCGAGTGACGGTAGCGACGCGCTGCTGCTTTCGGATGTGCCGTATCCTGCGCACAGTTTCACGCAGCTTGGCCTGCGTGCGGGGCAGATTTTCTGGTACCGCGCACGGCTGGTGGACCGCATCGGGAACCAGTCAGCATGGACCGGCTGGGTGCGGGGTATGGCGAACGACAACGCGGAGGATTACCTGGGTGATATTACCGGGGATTTTCTCACCAGTGCAGACGGCCAGGCGCTGCAGCAGCAAATCGACACTAACATCGAGGCGGTGATGCAGAACGCGCTGGCGAACAACGCCACGGTCGATCATCAGTGGAAGCAGTATGGCGAAGTGCGCGCCGATATTCTGGTGGTGAAAACCACTATCGCTGACGTTGATAAAGCGATGGCTGATATGAGCACTCAGGTCCAGGCGCAGATAGGCAGTGTCACGGCCGCGCTGGAAGACAAACTCACCGCCGTGGTGGATGCCAGTGGGGCTACAGCCCTTCATACGCTGAAGGCGGGTGTGCGGATTAACGGCGACTATTACAGCGCAGGTATGAGCATCGCGGTGCTGGCGCAGGCCGGGCAGCCAGTTGTAACGCGTGTTGCGTTTAATGCCGATCAGTTTGTGCTGACCACCGGCAGCGGCGCCAGCCAGTTCTCACCATTTGCCGTGGTGGGCGGGCAGGTGTTTATGAACTCTGCCTTTATTCAGGATGGCACCATTACCAGTGCCAAAATTGGCAATTTCATTCAGTCGAATAACTATGTTGCAGGTCGCACTGGCTGGAATATCAGTAAGGAGGGTAATGCTGAGTTCAATGCCGTTACAGTGCGCGGAACCATTATTGCAACCGAAGGGCGTTTCTCTATGTCAGGTCCCGGAAACAACGTGGTTATTGACGGAGCTGGCGTTACCGTAAATCTGGCGAATGGTGGCCGTATTGTTCTGGGGAGCTGGTAATTATGCCCAGTGGATTACTGATTGACTTAAATGACGGCGGTCCGGTAATGGAAATCACGGCCGGGCTTCGTTGCCCCTCCTGGTGCGGGACAGTAGGAGGATCAGGAAACATATATAACGCACCGGGTTATGTGGCTGGTGCCACCCTGGTCTATGCCCCGCACGAAACTGCCAGAATTTATCAAACCGGAACAAGTCTCGTTCCGGATGTAGGTTGCCTTAGCGGAGCCGCCCAGAATGGTGGCAGCATGACTATTTCGTCGTGGTACAGCGCAAAAGGCTATAACGATATTCTCTGGCCCGGAACGATGTGGCAGATAATGCCAGCGTCTCAGTCCGGTCGTGCCGGGTTATTTATTTCTGACAGTACAGATTTTACCACTATCACGAATGGCAGCGTTGTGGGTCAGTGTGCATGGCGCGGACGAGTCACTTTTACCGGCTCGTGGACACCGCCCGACACCGGGTTTGCTCGTGGAACTTATCTGGTTTTTGGTAAATGGAGCGCCGATGGTGTGACGGTTGAATATGATGGCAACAGAGTCATCGCCACACTGGAGCGTAACGGCGCAAATGTGAACGCTACAGTCACCATGGACATCGTGATATTTGCGGCGGGTGCGGCACCCGTTGCGGGACCCGGCCTTAACTTTTTTAATGCAGCGGGTCAGTGCACATTCTCTACAACGCGCCGCCCTTTTTTATACAGCAATGCGTATTTCCGTGCATCGAAAACGTCAACGGACATTGGCAACCGTTTCATTATGCTGGGTCGCTATGGCGCGAAGTCTGATATTCAGGGCGGCTGGTGTTACGCGAAATATTGCGGGATCGTCAGAAGCGGAAACGCGGCGCGGATCGGCCGTGGCTACGTCGCTACTTTCTGGACAAGTGACTATCCGGTGATGTTCGATATTGTCAGCTCTACAAATATCTTACTGCTTGAAAGCATGTATTAAGCAGCATCGCTATGGCGGTTTTTTCAGGAGAATACCATGTCGGCAGGCACTCTTACGCTTACAAATAAATCTGCTGCCGTTTCAGGCACAGGAACGTCATTCACAACGGAACTGAAGGCGGGAGACTTCATTGTTGTTAAAGTTGGTGGAACTCCTTATACACTGCCCGTTAAAGCAATCACAAATAACACTCAACTGATTCTTGTTAGTGATTACACAGGGCCAACCCAGAGCGGTGCCGCCTGGTTTGCCGTTCCGCAGGAAGCACAAAGCTTAATTACCGCAGCGCTTGCCTCACAGACCGCTGAAGCATTACGCGGGCTTAACCTTGACAAAACAAACTGGCAGCAGGTATTTAGCTCCACCGGGAATATAACTGTCAGGCTACCAGATGGATCTACTTTCAGCGGTCCGTCATGGCAATACATGGTCAATACGGTTGCAACAAAAGCGGATAAAACGGCGCTGGATGGGAAGGCTGATAAGGTTGATGGCGCCGTTCCTGTGTCTGAGGGCGGTACGGGTTCCACTACTGCTTCAGGCGCCCGCAAAAACCTCGAGCTCGGAGACTCGGCAACACGAAACGTCCACACTGCATTATACGGTGATACGGCGGGTGTAGGCGTGGCGTTGCAGACCAATGCCGACTTTCGCAGCATTGTTGGTTATGACGACGTACAAAACTTTCCGCGAGGTGTGACAGGCGGCATTCAGGATGCTACCAAATACGGCGCAACAGGCGATTTTGTCGGCCTGCTGTCTGTGCGTGGTTGGGGTGACTCCTCCGCTCCTTCTGCTTCCTGGCAGATTGCAGTTAACAGCGCATTGCAGGCGTTCCGTATCCCAATTCGAGCAGCGGATGGCTTCTCATATCTCACCACGTATAAAATCTGGAATCAGCGAAACACCACCGTAGACGGAAATGGATTTATAAAGCAGGCGTCTCCTATCGCCAGGCTCACCAGCTACCCGGAGATAATGCCGCCGACATTCACTGACGGCGGATTCTCGTTGGCGGGCGTTGCCGCGGTGAATCTTGAGGCGGAGGGCGTAACAGCGGAGCGCGTCGATACAGGCGTCTACAGAGTCAGCGGGGCTTTTGGGCTTCACCCTGACGGCTGGACCATAGAGATCCCGCAGGACAATAACGGAAACCGGCTGTGTTTTGTCGAAACTGATGTTGCTGCCGACGGTGTAATTACCGTTTCCGTCTTTAAACGCCGCTTCGATATCGATACGGCAATGATAGTGGCCGGTGACCCGATGGATATTCCCCCTGGTCGATGGATTGATCTTCGCCTGGAAATGCCAGTTGATTCCATTTTCAACCAGAAAATGAATGCGGCAGAGGGGGCTGTTTCATTATCACGGCAAGAGCAGACCGATAACAGTTAGCCTAATCAATAGGCCGCTCCGTCTTGATCTCCCTCCTCGATAAAACTACTGCATATCCAAACAGTATAATTTATTGGGAGGGGATATGCCGCGCAGAGAAGATATTGAGTTCGCGTTTCGTAACGCTATGGAGATAGATAAGAGTGGGCGCCGGGTTGTGACGACCAGTCGATTCGTTGAAGAACTTCACATGGCCACTGCCCGATGAAGAGGATGAGGTGAGGGTCGTTTATGGTGTGGTGACGTATGTCATTAACGATGCCCGTGGGAGGTGAGTTTGATGACACCCCGTTTTGATGGGGCATGTATGGGGCAAAAAAACATATGTGAACTATAACGAACTACACCACCACGCTTTCTCGTGACGGCTAATAAACTGTTATGTAAAGCGCTCTTGGACGATCTATAACGTTTAGAAAAAAAGCATCTTCATATTATGAATATGCAGGTGTAGTGACCCGCTAAAAGCATTGATAGCACGCTATCAGGCACGGTTTATAAGCAGGTAGCGATGGGCTGGCAGAGATTCTCTGCCTGTTTATCGCTGCTTGCTTTTTTTTGTGCCAGCAGCCGGGGGCCGTAAACGGGTTAATCCGTTTAATGAGTTTGTTGAAGTCACTCTCGGGCATAATTTGGTATCAATGCGGGTTTCGCACTCTATAGAAAGCCTAATGTTTTTATATTGCCCCGGTGAATTTCCGAAGCTTATTGGTGTGGAATGTTAAATCCTGGCTAATAATAGTTCTGCGTTTCCTGCGGAAAAACTCAGCACATTTTAAATGATAATTTAATCTGCTCATCGCGTCCTCTCCGGGGGGGGCGCGATATTGTACAGGTGATGGATTGATTCTTAGTGTCTGTCGTGTGGAGTCAATAGGGAAAGCGAGGATCGCACCTCTTAAGAGAGGTGCTCATACTGCTGATTTCACACGTTAAAAAGCGATATTTCTTTAACGTCCGCTTCAGGGTTGGCTTGTTTTACCGCAACAAGAAACTGTGCGAAGTTGTGGTTAAACAGCGTGGTATTATGAAAAAAACGCGCTTCTTTTTGCAGGCCATTTTTATTATAGACCACCACCCAGTTACGGCGGTTATTGACCTCGGTATAGCCTGGTTTAACGCTGATGATTTCAGAAAGGTTAATTTCTTCCGTGGTATCTCCCTTTATTCTGTATAAACAGTGCTTGTCAAAACAATAGCGTTCTTTCGTCAGGCCCCAGCCAAACAGCGAAGGATTATAAGATATCTGCTTCAATTCATTGCTGGCTGAAAAGGCAGGCTTTGGGGTGCGCAGTTTGCGGAAGAACAGCCTGAGCAGCAGACACATCACAAGCAGGGGTAATAAGCCTAATAAGACATTCACTATTTGCTGCATTTGCTCTTCCGTGCATCGATTTTTGCTGATAGTCACAGAGGCGTACAGGGTTGTCAATCCGCTAAAAATCGTCAGCGCGAGCTGCCTGATATACGCGATAAGGTAACAAGACTGGATGCCATTCATGGGCGCGGAACCTGTGATGCGCTTACTATACCCCACCTGGAATCGGCGGCTTCAGGCGCTCGCCCGTGTGCGTATACTCAGTCTTTCAATTTCATCCAGGATACGCCTTATGACCCATCCTTCCTCACAGACCGTCGCGCATTTTTACCGCCACCATGCCCTGCAGTGGGACGAGATAAGACAGGCGCGATTTGTTGAGCAGCCGTGGCTCGATGCCGTACTGGAGGGGCTGCAGGAGGGCGGTACCGTGCTTGATATCGGCTGCGGGTCAGGGAGCCCGATAGGTGTGTATATCGACAGCAAAGGGTTTGCTATCACCGGCATTGACGTGACGCCTGCACTGGTTGCCCTTTGTCAGGAACGGCTGCCGCGCCACCGCTGGTTAACCGGTGATATGAGAACGCTGTCGCTTAGCGCGCGTTTTGATGCGCTGATTGCCTGGGACAGCTTTTTTCATCTCACGCGTGAAGATCAGCGCGCCATGTTTGCCATTTTTCAGCAGCACGCAAAACCAGGCGCGAAATTACTGTTTAACAGCGGGCCGGAAAATGGTGAGGCAGTCGGAGAATTTCTGGGTGAGGCGTTATATCACGCGAGCCTGTCGCCGGAGGAATACACGCAATTGCTGAATGCGCATGGCTTTGACGTTCTCACGTTTCGCCCGAATGACGTGGCGAGCGGGGGGCGCACCGTCTGGCTGGCGCAAGCGCGCTGAGCTTATTGACGCCGCGGCCCGTCTCGACGGGCCATATTATCGGGCATTACAGCCAGCCCATATAATCGGCGCCCCAGACGACAACTGCCACTATCACTAAAATCATCGTTGTTTTGCGCATCGTATACGTTCTCTGATTAAGTTCTTTCTTAACATCATGCCCGTAATACGAAAGATTATCTAATAACAGCGTCACACGACAGGGTTATCAACAGGGGCGAGCAGGTCCGGGCTCTGGTTTCTGATATTCCCTACCGCGCGATCCACCGGGTGCCAGATAAACGCGTCAGGCCCGAGCGCGCCGTCGTGCGCGAGCGTTTCGGCGCGCTTGTCTGAGGTCTCCGGGCTGAGCCAGGCAAGCGCGGCTTCTGCCGTTAACGCCACCGGGCGGCGGTCGTGGATGTCGATGAGCCCTTTGTCCGCCGCCGCGGTGACAATCACAAACCCTTCCCGGTCGTCGCCCTGCTCAAACGGCGCTTTGCCGATGGCGGCGAAAAACAGCGGCTCGCCATCAGCGCGGTGAATGAAATAAGGCTGCTTTTTATCGCCTTCGCGTTTCCACTCATACCAGCCGTCGGCAAAGACAATCGCGCGCCCGTGTTGCCACAGCGGCTTAAACATCCGGCTGGTGGCGGCGGTTTCCACGCGCGCGTTAATCAGCGGCGTTTTATGCCACCACGCTGGCGCATAGCCCCAGTGAACAGGGTCGAGATGCAACACATCATCGCGCTGGCTCAGTAACAGCACGCGGGTGCCGGGCGCGACGTTATAGCGCGCCAGCGGCTCCGGGTCGAAAGCGATATCGCGCTCCGTCGTTTCATCAAGCGCCGCGAGGTACGCTTCACGGCTTAAGGTCTGGACAAATCTGCCGCACAT